GGCGTGGGTGGGTCGCTTGCCGTTGTAGAGCAGGGGAGCAGACCTGGTGCGGGAGTCGATGAACTGCATCAGGATGATGGCCATCGGATGCGCGCGGCGGCCGAGGGCCGTGAACTCCTTCTTGATCACCTCGATATACCCGGCTTCTTCGGGCAGTTCTTCCAAAGGAAACAGAACGGGCGGGCGGTCCGGAATCTTCACGGTAGGTTGAACTTCGGGCGCGTTCATGCGGCACCTCCGTGCCGGTGTGACGCTGAAGGCACGAGCGCACCCTCATAATTCTGGCGATGAGGCGACATAAACATGGCCGCCAGATGCGCTCGACCGGCGGCTGTGAGGCGGCATCCAAGCTTGTGGCTGTGCTGGCCTGGTATCTGGCGTTCAAGTAAGCCGGAGGCCTCCAGCCGGCTGAGGTAGAGACCCACCATACGCTCGCTTCGGTGGCAGTGCTGTCCCATCTGGCATAACGGGATGCGGGTGAATTGGCGCCCCGCGCGCTTCTCGATGTAAGCCATCAGCACGCTTTCAATAGCACTCGGATTTTCCATGCTGGATCGCTGCCTCTTTTCTGAACGTTGCCGTTCTGATAATTTCGCTGGCAGGACTTGCGCGAAGGCGGGAAACTCTGGTAGAAAATAGAACAGAGCCGTAACCTCCAACGCGTTGATAATGGACTTGTTTGCTGGCTACCCTCCTGCCAAGAAGACATCCAGCCGACAGGTTAAAAGTCAGTTAATGGAGGGGATCTTCCGCGGCTCATGCGAGCAGCCACGGTAGCGGGAACCTGCGATAGTAGTTCCAATATCGCGGGAAATGGGACCTCTGGGCCCCTCCCAACCCATACGGGACTACCAATCCAACCCGAGCACGCGCCACCATCGAGACTATGCTCGACCAGGAATGCGAGCGGCTGCTGCTCGCCTCCGCCGAGGTGATGATGCGCGGCGCCGCTTACGCGGATTCGACGCGCCAGTTCTACGCCGCTAATTGGGCGTCGTTTGACTCCTGGTGCCGGATCCTGGGGAGAGAGAGCCTGCCGGCCTCCGGCGAGACGATAGTCCTGTACCTCACGGGCCTGCTGGTGGCGCCCAAGAAGCTTTCGACGGTCAGGCGATACCTTACCGCCATCCGCCACAGACACATCCAGGGCGGCTTCCCCTCGCCCGTCTCGGGTGAGATCCGCGCGCTGTTGCGAGGTGCCCAGCGCCTTCGATGCCAGCGGCCCTCTCAGAAGCGGCCGGTGACGGTCGATCTGCTGCGCCGGATGTGCGATGCGGTCGCCGGGCCGGAAAGCCTGAAAGCCAGAAATCGGGCTATTCTTACCCTGGGCTTCGCCTCCGCACTGCGCCGCCGCAGCCTCTGTCGCCTGGACTTGGCGGACGTAACGGTAGAGCAGCGCGGACTGCTGATCGAGATCCGCAACGAGAAACAGGACCGCCTGGGGAAGGGGCGATTGATCGCCATCGCCAGAGGTGAGCATCCGGAAACCTGCCCGGTCCGTGCGATCGAAACCTGGCTCAAAAAACGCGGTAGCTCCCCCGGTCCGCTGTTCACTCCCGCCTTCGGATCGCAGGCCTTCACCAGGCGATTGCACCCATCTACGATAGCGTACGTCGTCAAACGCGGGGCGCGCGCCCTGGGATATAACGCCGCGGAATACGGCGGGCACTCTCTCAGAAGCGGCTTTGTGACGAGCTGTTTTGAACACGGCTTGAACGAGATCGCCATCGCCGGCCACACCGGTCACCGGTCGCTTTCGAGCCTGCGCAGGTACGTCCGGCAGAGCGATCCGTTCGTAGGCAATTGTTCGGGGCAGGTGGGATTGTAGCGGTCGGGTTGGGCCTGCATCTCTCATAGGCTGCTGCTCTCACTAAAGAGCCGAGCGGCTGGGCCGGGTAGTGTCCGATTTCCCCGTATGAGTACCAGGGAGCGGCACCGTCCCAACCGCCCGAAACCTGTTTCGTAGAATAAACGCACCACCCTCGAAAAATCAAGAGAATTCTTTGGCCCCGGCCATATTGCGCAACTGTGCACTAACATAGCGAGGCGGGCGAGGGGCGGTCGGAAGCTGCTAACTGGGCCGGAATGTGGTACATTCGGCATGAACAGAGAGAGTAGCGAATAGAGCATTCCCGGGCCAGTCCATCCTTCTGACTGGCCCACCCCTCCTCCTTTCAACCGAAACTGCCATTGTAGTCCTCAGCACGCCGTGCCTGGAGTGTCACTCCTCACTCCAGCCGGGCCTGCGGTAGGAGGTGCGCGGCAGACAAGCGGTGACCAGGTGCAACCACAAACCGAGCGATTGCGGCGCGCGAAGCTCCAAAATCAATTAGGCTTTGAAGCCTAATACCCTTCCATTAGGCCCCAGGGACGATTTACAGACTCCGTGCCTTTGCGTACAATCGGACTGAACAATGACCGCCTCACCCTCCCCCGAGGTAACCGTTCAGTCGCTGGGTCTCGAAGATCCCGTGGATGAATGGGCACGCCTCAGCAAAGAGGTTTCGATCGCCCTGGCCCCGTGGCAGGCGAAAATCAAGCGGCTCGAAGACCTGCGAGAGCATTTTTTGAAACTGCTGCCCCCCTCCATGCGGGGCGTCGATCCTGGCTTTATCGATGGGTTGGAATCCCGTCTCCTGATCTCAGTGTGTGACTTCCGGCGCGAAGTAACATTAGCCGGTAAACGAAAGCTGAAGCGATTGTGGGGCGCCGCGGAGTTTCTCGACCGCTGCCAAATCGCTGCTAGTCAGCTCCCCGACCCGAAAGACAAGAAGGGCCTCTATACCACCAACGAGCGGCGAGGCTCACGCCACCTGACGGCCATCCCCCGGCCGACAGAAGCTGCATTGCAGGCGGCGTAAGGCAGCGCTGGGCGGCAGAGCGCCCGCATCAATCCACTCTGGTTTCACCCGTTACACCCGAAGTGTCAGTCTCCACCTATCCAGGCCCGCGCATGTCGGCGATTCTGATTGCCGCTGGATTTGTGCCTGTGTTTGAAGGGGATAGGTTCATCGAGCTGGCCGACCCATCTCGCGTTCAGTTGCTCCTGAAGGCGCCCAACGTGAAAGCCGTGCGCAAGCGCAACAAGGGCGAGCGGCGCATTGTCGAGCTGCGCATCACGGCCACGTCTGACGATCTGGCCATGAAAGCGAAGCAGGGGAACCCGCGGCGCCTGTCACATAACCACGCCGTTGACCAGACGGACTGGACCGGCAACCCCGATCGCTGCTGGACCATCAAGCCCATCCGGCGCCGAAACCGGCGCATTTACCGCGAAGTTTTGAACAGCTGCGCGGCCTGAAATTCCCACATTTTCAAAAAAGGACTTTTAGAAATGCAATTCTCCCAACGCCTGACAATCGTCGCGCTCGCCGCGGTCCTCATCGTCGGTATGGCCGGTTGCGCGAAGTCGGCAACCACCGGAGCAACGCCGGCGCCTCCGCAACCCTCCGATGTCATCGCGAAGATCACGGTAGGCATCGCCGTCGGTGAAGCCGTCGTCCCGCTGATGCCGAACATGTCGGCGTCGGTAAAGGCTGAGGTGGAAGCCGGCCTCGGTGACTTCTCGACCGGTCTCGCGTGCGCCAGTCAAGCCATCGCCGCGGGCGCTACCGGAACCCAACTAGCGATCAAGGGCACCGCGTGCTTGACGGGCATCAATATCTCGAACTTCTCCCCCCAGGCCCAGACCTACCTCTCCGCGGCCGATGCCGGCATTCGGGTGTTGCTGGCACTCTTCGCGCCCACCGCTCCGCCTCCTGTTGTGACAGTTTCAGACGTGAAACAGGCTCCCGCCCTCCAAGCCCGCGCCGCGGCCGTTGCCAAGGCTGTCGGTAAATAAAAGACGCGAAGGTCCATAATGAATACAGCATGGTTTTCGGCCGCAGGGCTGCTTTTAGGTTGGGTCGCAAGCTGTATCTGGACCATTTACAATGCCCGCAGCTCGGCCGCGAACGCACTGCTGAGCGCCAAAATGACCGAGCAACTGGCAGACTTCGAGCGCCGCATCTCCGTGCATTACGTCAAGGAGACTGTCTGCCGCGAGCGCATGGGGCTTCCGCCCGTGGTGGTGGTGCCATCCTAAATGGAACTGACCCCACGCGAAACGGCCATCGTCGGCCTGGTCATACAGGCGCGTTCGAATGAGAGCATCGGGCGCGAGCTCGGCATGTCCGTCTCTACCGTGCGCGCGCGTTTGCGGACGCTCTACCGGCGCCTCGATCTGCACCGCTTCGAAGACCCGCGGGTGGCGTTGGCACTGAAACTGTACTGAAACCTGGGCGCCCGGCGAGCGAGCGGCTATCCCACCCCTTTAGCCCCGCTCCCGATTCAGGCGCCGATCGACCGGGTGTCCAGGGTGTCTGAAATCCGGCAATATCTCCAGCTGCTGCTCGATCATGACTGCCAGGGCGGAGAATGCCCGGACTGCCAGACGCTCGATGCGGTTGAGGCGCTGATCCGGGAGCGGCTGTTCCGAACCGTGGTTTACAATGCGCCTCACGCTAAGGACGCCATGGTCCGGGCAGCCTGAGCAGTCACCTTTTGGTCACCTTTAAGTCACGGTTGGGATTTCGGAAAGTTCCGGCCGCGGTTTCCCGAGGACGCTTTCCGGCCGCCGGCAGTTCGCGCCGTGCGTGTGTTAACGGGAATTATCAAACGCACGGGAATGAACGAAATTTCGAAAAACGTTCAAAACCGCCTGCGTTCATTTCGCGAAAATAGCCCGTTTCCATTCTCCAAGTCCTATGGCTGCATGGCGATAGCCCCGTAGCAGGCTGTTTGCATTATTTATGTCGAAATTGCGGCAGTTCACCTGGTGGGAACGCCTCCAACTCCGCATTCTCTGGCTCCTGGGGCCTTGGTTTTGAGCCAGCCGGACCTCGAGCGCGCCTCTGTGGAATCAGCGAGCGGCGCCGGCGTTACCACCGAAAACCAAATCAGCGAGCGGGCCCGGCCAGCCGCGGCGGACCTGGCGATAGTGCCGGCGCCCTCGGCAATCCAGCCGGTGGCGGATCCCCTCGATCTGCACCGCATCAAGGCACTGGTCCTCGATTCCCTCAGCTCACCCCAAAGCCGGCGCGCCTATAACCTGGCGCTATCGCGCTTCCTGGAGTGGGTCCCTCGAGGAGAACCGTTTTCGAAGGCGCTCGTCCAGCGGTACGGAAGGCACCTGGCGGCCTCGGGCCTGGCGCCTGCTTCAATGAACCTGAAATTGACGGCCGTCCGGCGCCTGGCAGCGGAAGCTGCGGACAACGGACTACTCGCTCCCGAGCTGGCGGCCGGCATCGCCCGGGTGAAAGGCGAGAAATCTTCAGGCGTCCGCACCGGCACCTGGCTCACCATGGACCAGGCCGAGCAGCTCCTCGGTCTTCCGGACCCCTCGACGTTAAAGGGGGTACGCGATCGGGCGATCCTCGCCGTACTGATCGGTGCAGGCCTGCGGCGCGCGGAAGCCGCAAACCTGAAGTGGGTAGATATCCAGCAGCGCAACGGGCGCTGGATGATCCTGGACATTCGCGGCAAAGGGAACCGCGTCCGCAGCGTGCCCATGCCGGACTGGGCCAAGCTGGCGATCGACGCCTGGCAAGAGTTCTCTGGAGCGGGCAACTCAGGCAGCGTCTTCCGATCGCTCGATAACCACGGCCGGCTGCAATCGAGCCCGCTGGTAGGCCAGAACATCCACGACCTGGTTGCCGCGTACGGCCGCGCGATGGCGCTTCCTCACCTTGCGCCCCACGATCTGCGGCGCACGTTTGCAAAACTGGCGCACGGCGGCAAGGCGGAGTTAGGACAAATCCAGCTCAGCCTGGGCCATTCGTCGATTCAAACCACCGAACGATACCTGGGAGTGAGACAGGATCTCACCGACGCACCGTGCGATCACCTGGGCATCAAAGGACCGAAGTAAATGATGATGGACTTGTTCGATCGACTCCTGAACCGCCAGCACCAGGCGAAGGAGCAGAACATCCGCCACGCGCGCTTCGGTGCGGCCAATCCTTTTAAGCGCGTGCGGGAAGCGCTGCGCGGCCGCCACCGGCAGGTTCGCCGTGCGGATCCACCGGAACTCAAAGCGCCGATGGACAAGACACGCCAGCTTGCCCGGCACTTCCTCTTCCGCGCGGCCATGGCCCAGGTGAACAAGCGCAACTCGACCGAGCGAACGGTAGGCGGACGTCGCTGCTGGTGGAACATCATGCCGCGGGCCGAACGGCGGAAGCTGGCGCGCGCCTATGCGGCGGGCGAATGGCGGCGGTTGAGTCCGGCGCGGGGTTTGCTGGCGGCGTAAATGGAGCCGGTTGGTCTCACACCTCGCGAATGGCAGTTGGTCGAATGCCTGTCCCGTGGGCTCCCCAATAAAGCCATCGCTCGCGAGCTGGGAATCAGCGAGGGCACTGCCAAGGTTTATCTGTCTCACCTTTGGCGGCGGCTGCCCGGCGATAAAGGCGTTAATCTGCGCTTGAAGCTAGCCCTCGATTTTCTGGCGGGTAAGTTTTGCCTTGGAAAACCCCGGCGCGCATATACACGGCTGGTGCATTCCAAAGCAGCTCCGATCAAACCATCCGCTCGTGTCCCATCGGTATCCCCCGAGCAAGCCGAGGCATTCCTCAATCGTCGCCGAACAGGGAAGGCCGGGCGGAAACTGACACCCGATGAAGAGCGCTGGAACCGCATCTATGACGAGCGGTTCGCGCATCCCAGCGATACCGGGCTGATCGTTCGACACGGCTCCAGCCTCACGTGTATATGAGACGGCTCGCTCTTGCGCTTGTGCTGCTGGCCGCCGGCATGTGCGCGCAAATCACGCCTCCCGGCCTGGGGCCGCCTCCCGATCTCGGCTTCTTCCTCGGCCACCCGCCGTTCATTTTCGATCTCGATTGCAGCGGCGCGCTCGATCAGAACGATGTGACCCTGGCGCTCGCCCAGATCCTGGGACAGGCGCCGTGCACAAGCGCGGACTTCGACGGCAACGGCGCGTGCGACATCGTGGATCTGCAGCTTTTGTATCTCGCCATCTCGTACGGTGGCATCCCGTTCTATCCGCTCGGGCCTTATCAGCCCTGGTGCCTCCAATCGAAAGGACTCACTTGAAACGACTACTTCTCGCCCTCCTTCTGACCGTCGGCGCGTTCGCGCAGACCAACACGCTTTCACTTTCCTGCCCCACAACCTCAGCTCCGGAAGGCGCAACCATCCAGGTATCGCTGAATTACAATGGAGCGGCCGTTGCGGGCCTGGAGTGGAACTTCGCGGGGCCTAACGGTTCGACGGTGACCTTTGCTCCGGGCCCCGCGGCTACACTCTCAGCGAAGACACTCTCCTGCAATTCTGCTGGAACGCTGTGTCTCGAAGCTGGCCTGAACTCAAACACCATTTCGCCTGGCGTCGTGGCCATCTACAGCGTCCGACTGCCTACCATTCCGGGAACGTATTCCATCTCGCTCCCCAACACTCCCGCTCCCGCATTGGGTGCGTCTCCTGCAGGCACGGCTGTGGCGGTGGCCGTAGGAAGCCCTTTAGGCGTGGTTGTTCTATCTCGGTACGATCTAAACGGTGACGGGCTGGTAAATCAGCTAGATGTGAACCTGGCGGCACAACAGGCTCTCGGTCTATCGCCCTGCACCAATGCGGACGTGAACGGCGACGGCGCCTGTAACCTGCTCGATGTTCAGTTGATTGTCGCAGCGTCTCTCGGGGTGATCCCGCAATAAGCGTGTGAGCGTGTAAACGTGCGGCTGCTGTTCATCCTACTTCTCGGCCTGCACCTGTCTGCAGCTCCTGCCGGCGACGGCTTCGCGCACCGCGCCCAGCTCAATCACGTCGCCTGGGAGACGTTTTACCGCCTCTACATGGGCTGTCCAGCGTACGGTAAAACGGCAGGAGTCACGCAGGCCTTCGCGGTTCAGTGTGACATCGCCAGCCGGCAGTTCGATTTTCCGTCCTACACTCGCGCGCGCAACGCCGCCAAGCTGCTGTTCGATTTCAAGGACTCACAATGAGCTTCGTCTCTATTCTGAAGAAGATCGCCAAAGACGCGCTCATCGGTGTCGGAGTCGCTGACCAGATCGCGCAAGTGGCCACGCCCTTCATCGCGCCCATGCTGAGCGGTCCGGCGCTTGCGGCCGAGCAGGCGATTGCCAAAGGCATCCACATCGCCGAGGCCTCCATTACCACTGCTCAATCAGGCATAGCCAAGAAGCAAACCGCCAGCGCGATCGCCATGTCCGAGCTGCCGAATGCGGAAGCTATCGTTGCGGAGTTCGGAGGCAATTTAAAACTGACTCCGGAAGGTGAAAGCGCGCTCTCAACGGCGATCGATGCCGCGGTGGCCGCGCGCAACGCTCTCGCGCTATTTATTGGTGCGCTGAAACCGAAGGCGAACGCGTGAGCGACATCCTGGCCAAACTCACCACCGAAGAACTTGCCGGCGCGCTGATCGCGTCGTTCGAAGGCGAAAAGCACATCGCATATCGTGACTCGGGCGACGTGTGGACAATAGGATTCGGTCACACCAAGGACGTGCACCAGAATCTCACCTGCAATCACGCTCAGGCTGTTGAGTGGCTGCGTGAAGACGCGGCTGGCTTGTTCGCGCTGGTCAAGGATCTTCCCACTGCTCACGCCGCAGCGCTCGTCTCATTCGGTTATAACTGCGGCCGTTCGAGACTCGAAAGCGTGCTGGCCGGCCACGACACCATCGGCAACCCGGTGCACACCACCGATCGCCACGGCAACGTACAGCCAGGCCTGGTAGCCCGGCGCCGTCTCGAAGAAGCACTCTGCTTGCTATAGGCAGTGGCCCATGCGGTCAAACGTCGGAAGGCTCATGTCGAGCGGGCGGAAGAGCGCTGGCTGAAGAGACAGACCTGCTCACGGCAGAAGATTTGCCAGTGCGAGCGCTGCGTGAATCACCGCTTCAGGCAGCGACTGAGATTCGATCAGCATCCCGTGTGGGACCAGAACAGACCCACCAATTTCTTAAAACCAAGGAACCAAACACCCCAATGAACACAGCAATCGACAATGCCATTACCGCCGCAGCCGCCGCCGAGGCGACCTACAACGCGGACGTGACCAACGTGGAGAATATTGAGACGGCCATCACAGCCGCCACTACACCGCTAGCACCGGCGCAGACACAGCTCGCCACCGATCAGGCCGCCTACATCACTACACTGAATGCGCTGTCCGCGGCCGCCCTGGCGGAAGTGGCAGCCCTGACCCCTCCTGCACCACCTGCACCACCCGCTGCCTAATGCCCGCAGCGCCCTCGCGCCCGTGTCCCAAGCCTGGCTGCCCGCTCCTGAACTGCACGGAGCACTCGGCATCCAGGCTCTACGACCAGGCGCGCCGGCGGGCGCGTCACGCAGACCCCGAGCGGGTGCCAGGCCTGGGACGCTACAACTCACCCCGCTGGCGACGCCTACGCCAGCAGGTGCTGGAGCGTGACCTGGTGTGCAAGGCGTGCGGTGTGGCAGCCGCTACTGAAGCTGATCACGTGATAGCCATCGCGCGCGGCGGCGACGTCTGGTCGCTTGATAACTTGCAAGGCCTCTGCGCGCGCTGCCACGCCCTCAAGACGCGCCGGGAGACGGGAAGCGAGGCGACCGGGTAGGGGGTCTTCCTTCCCGCAGCCGCGCGGCGCTGGAGCCGTCAGGGTCCCGTATGCGTAAATCCGCGAAATTGAAAAAACGCCCGTGCGAATCATAAACCGAGGCTATGAAGCGGCTTGCCCTGCATCGCGGCTGAAGCCACACCCGGCCAATCCGCGCCTGGGCAACGAGGACGCCATCTGCGCGTCGATCGAGGCGAACGGATTCTACGGCGCGGTAGTGGCGCAGGTCGGGACGGACTACATCCTGGCCGGAAACCACCGGTGGAAGTCGGCTATCAAAAAAGGCGCCGACGTCGTCCCGGTGATCTGGGTAGAGTGCGACGAGAAAACCGCCAAGCAGATCCTGCTGGCCGACAATCGAACCAACGACGTCGCCGGCTACAACGAACCGGAGCTGATCAAGCTGCTGCAGGAGATGAGCGCCTCGCCTGGCGGCCTGACGGGTACCGGGTACGACGACGCAGCCCTGCGGGACCTGGTCGACCGCGTGGCAGCCAGCCAGCCGCCGGCACCCGGGCAAACGGACGATGACGCGGCGACGGAGCCTCCCGCGCAGCCGGCCAGCGTGCTGGGCGATTTGTGGATTCTGGGGAGGCATCGCCTGCTGTGCGGGGACGCGACCCAGGTGGACGCGGCCGAACGTTTGATGGAAGGCGCCAAGGCGGACATGGTTTTCACCGACCCGCCGTACAACGTCGACTACGATCCCGAGGCGCGCGCCTCCTATTTCTCGCCCCAGCGCAAGGCCCACAAGCTGGGCAAGATCAAAAACGACACCAAGACCCCGGAGGCCTTCCGCGCCTTTCTGGACGAGGTATATGGCGCGATCGATCTCAACCTAAAGCCGGGCGGCGCGATTTACATCTGCCACGCCGACACCGAAGGCCACCACTTCCGCAACGCCTTCATCGCGCAGCCGTGGAAGCTGAAGAGCTGCCTCATCTGGAAGAAGACGGTCCTGGTTTTTGGGCGCTCCGATTATCACTGGATGCACGAGCCCATCCTCTACGGCTGGAAGGACGGCGCGCCCCACGAGTGGTGCGGCGATCGGACGCAGACCACCATCGTAGAGATCGCGACCGATCACTATGACAAGCCCGGCTCAGATACCGGCGGGAAATACGTGCACCCGACCCAGAAGCCGGTGGCGCTGATTGAGCGGGCGCTGGTCAACAGCAGCAAGACGGGAGATGTGGTCCTGGATAGCTTCGGCGGCTCCGGCTCCACGCTGATCGCCTGCGAGAAAAACGGACGGGATGCAAGGCTGATGGAGCTGGACCCCAGGTACGTGGATGTGATTGTAAAGCGCTGGCAGGCCTTCACCGGCAAGGCGGCGTCCCTCGACGGGGACGGGCGCGCCTTTGACGATCTGGCGCGCGCTCGCGTCCCCGTGGCCGCCTAACCGGCAATCCGATACGTCCGCTCGCCGGCCTCCGACTTGGTCGATTCGACGGTCAGGCCCATCTTCTTGCCGAGCGTCCCGGCTACGAAGCCGCGCACGGTGTGGGGCTGCCAGCCTGTGGCCTTCATGACCTCGGCCAGGGTGGCGCCGCCCTTGCGGCTCATCATTTCGATCACCGAGGCCTTTTTGCTGTCCCGCTCAGCAGCCGGCTTGGCGGCCTTCTTCGATTGGGCCTTCTTTGCGGCGGGTTTAGCGCCCTTGGCTTTGGTTTTCGGCATGGGTGCATTGTCGCTCCCGTTGGCCGCGGGCGCAACGTCGGGCGACACGGGCGCGGGGCTGGCCGTTTCTGTGGCCTTGTGGTTCGAAAGGCGCCGGACCGCGTTCCACAGCCGTGACAGAGCCGTCTTGCGGTCCATGAACTTTTGGACCGGTTTCAGGTCGTCGAAGGGCACCACCCCGGCGAAGCCGTTCCAGATCTCGACCAGGCGGGCCATGGGCCAGCCGTTGGTGGCGATATCCAGATCGGAGAGGCTGGCGAAGACCGCGCTTCCCGGTTCTATGTCTCGGGCCAGCTTGCCGTAGGTTACATCGTTGTCGTTGTCGATCACGTATAGCATCGTTTCTGGCGCTCCTTTGCGCACATCGATGTGTCGCTCTGTCGACGCTCTGAAGTCAAGCGGATTCGCATGTTAACCATCGACCGGCTCCCCGGCGAGACCCCGGCGGCCTACCGCGCACTCGAGTCGTTCTTGACGATGGGGCCCGCCCGGACGCTACACGCCCTGGCCGCCACCACCGGGAAGAGCCAGGCGATGCTGGCCAAGTGGTCGAAGGCCTGGAAGTGGACGGAGCGGGCAGTATCATTTGATACCGGGCAGAAACCGGCACCCGCCGATCGGGAAGCCGCGGTCCGGGACAAGCTGCTGGCCAAGGCGGACGACATGCTCGCGTTCCCGCTGGCGGACGTCACGCGCGTGACACAGCAGGATATGGCGGGCAACGAGAAGCAGGTAACTACCGTTCACCCGGCCGGCTGGAACATGAATACGGCGCTGCGCTTCCTCACCACCGCGCGGGCGCTCGCGAAGGAGCCGGCCGTCAAGGTCCGCCCCGTGCGCATGCTCGTACCCCGGCGCCATACAGAGACCGGCCTCAAGATCGAATGAGAGGGCGCAAGCCGAAACCCGTCGCGCAGCAGATAGCCGAGGGCGACCCCCGCAAGCACGGCGTGAAAAAACTGGCCGAGCGGCTGGATGCCGAGCCGCGGCCGACTAAGGGGCTGCCGGAATGCCCGCGGCATTTGAAGGGGCGCGCGCGGTTCGCCTGGAATTTCTGGGTGGAGGAGCTGGCCGCCATGAACCTCGACCGCCGGCCGGACGCCATGATGCTCGAAGGCGCCTGCGTTAATTACGCGCGGGCCGTCAAGGCGGATCTGATCCTGGACCGCGAAGGCTTGATGTTCGAGGAGTGGACCGTCGCCGAGAGCGGTGAGAAAGTTCTCACCGGTCTGAAAAACCACCCGGCGAATCGGCTCAGCAATATGTGCTGGCGGCAGGTGCGCAGCTTCTGCTCCGAGTTTGGATTGTCACCCGTGAGCCGCACGCGCCTGACGCTCGAGAAGAAGGACGCCGGCGTGGATGACCTGATGGCGATCCTTTCCCGACCCCGCGACGCGAAACCCAAACCGGAAACGGTGCAGTGAGAGGGCGGTGAGCGTACCGATGAAAAAGAAACGGCTAGACGAGAATGCGAAGCCAAGCATTACGAAGGGACTGCTGATAGCAATGGCGACTCTTGCGATGCTTATAAGCCCGGCAAACTCGCAGCCGACTTCCGCGCGCCCCGGCGTGGCAAGGCCTGCGCGGTAGGGAAGGCCACGCGAATACATGGGACAGCTCAGCAGCACGTTACGCCGCGTTAAAGGGGGCTACGGTCACTGGTGTCCGGGCTGCCAGGAAATGCACCGGCTACCGTTTCCGTCCGGGTGGACCTTCGATGGAAATTTAGAGCGTCCGACTTTCACCCCGAGCTTCAAGCACTGGGGTATACAGAGGGTTTTCGTTGCGGGCAAGTGGACGGGAGAATGGGTCCGCGACGCGAACGGGAACACGGTGCAGTTTCTTTGCCACTACATTCTGACCGCTGGCCAGCTCAACTTCCAGAACGACTGCACGCACGCTCTAGTGGGAAAATCCGTCCCGCTGCCACCCCTGCCCGAAGGCCTCACGGATGAAGAGTGATCGCCTGGTGGAGTATCCGAAATCAGCAGAAGAGACCGAAGCCCTGAGACGCTGGGCCACCTGGTACGGGGACGAAGACGGCGCGGCGCCACCAGGGCCACCTAGCAGCGCCGCGCACGGTTGACGCGAGGGGTTAGACGCCGCCCGCGTGTTGGGTTTGTTTGGAGCCGCTGAAATGAGCCGCCATACTCACGACGACCTTCTGAAACAGCGGATCCGTCTCGATTTTGTCGAAGAGCAGCCCGGCTATCCGCTTGTCGCATCCGGGGATGCCAGCCGCTAACGACCTTTCGAGCCATTCGTTTTTGATTGTTGCCGTGGTTTCGTCCACGTCTGATTCTCCTTTGCCTAGAGCTTAGCGAATGTGCCCTTCTCGCAGCAAGCCGCGGACGCCGCCTGCAACTTCTTCGAGGGCGTCCTCAAACACTCAGCCGATGAGTATTGGGGTAAACCGTTCCTGCTCACGCCCTGGCAGGAGGAAGTGCTGGTCCAGGTCTTCGGGACTCTCGGCGACGACGGTAACCGGCTGATCGAACAGGTGTACTTGGAAGTGCCGAAAAAAGCAGGCAAGACCGAATTCGCCGCGGGCCTGGTGCTGTGGGTATCGCTCTGCACCTCTGCGCCTGGCTGCCAGGTCTACGGGGCCGCGGCTGCCACCCGCCAGGCGATGAATGTCTACCGGGCCGCCTGCAAAATGGTGGAGCAGTCGCCGCTACTGCAGAGGCAGTTCCGCATCCTGCGTGGAACGAACCGGATTCTGAAGCGCTCCGACCCGGACAGCTTCTATGCCGCGATCGCGGCGGATGGAGATCTCGGGGACGGCGTGAACCCGGCCTTCGTGGTGGCGGATGAAGTGCACCGCTGGAAGACGCGCAAGCAGCAAGAGAACTGGGACGTACTCTCGAAGGGCGGCATCACCCGCAAGCAGACGCTCACGGTGGCGATCACCACGGCGGGCGTGCAATCGGAATCACCCCTGGCCTGGCGACTGCACGAGAAGACCCGCAAGATCCAGGAAGGCATCGTATCCGACCCCAGGTTCTTCGGGCGGCTCTATGGCGCCGCACCAACCGACGACCCCTCCTTACCGGCTACCTGGATCAAGGCGAATCCATCGCTCATTCCCAACGGCGGATTCCTGCCGCTCGAAAAGATCGCCAAGGAATACGTCTCGGCCCTGGCAGAAGGCCAGCTCACCTCGTTCAAACGGTACTTCCTCAACGTCTGGGATCAGAAAGAGGACCGGGCCATCGACATGATCAAGTGGGACGCCTGCCCGACGGATTGGGTGGCGGCGCCCCTCCGATCGAAGCTTCCCGAGGATAAATTGCGCCGGCTGCCGGACGGGCTGCTGAAGCGGTTTATCGAACGGCGCTGCTGGGTGGGCGTCGATCTCTCCATGACCACGGACCTGTCGGCGGTGGCGTTTGTGTTTCTGACGGAGGGCTTCGGGCCGGCACTCGAGCTGCTCCCGCAGTATGAGGTGATCCCGTTTTTCTGGATGCCCCAGGACGCGGTATTGAAGCTGCAGCGCAAAGACGGCATGCCCTACGAACGCTGGGTGGAGGAGGGCTGGATTGAAACCTGCCCGGGCGCGTGCATCGATTATCGGGACATCGAGGAGCGCTTGAAGTGGGGCGCGCAAATGTTCGAGGTCGAGCAATTCTGCTGGGACCCTTATAACTCGCACCAGATCTCCGTTCCCATGATCGAGAACGGATACGAGTGCATGGATGTGAAGCAGGGGCTGGTCACGCTGCACGAACCGACGAAGAAAATCCTGGAGCTGATCAGCCAGGGCAGACTGCACCACGGGAATCATCCGGTACTGCGGTGGAACGCTTCCTGCGCGTCGCTGGTCAGAAAGAACGATCTCACCATGTTTAAGAAGCCGGACCGCGAGAGAGAATCGAGCAGGATTGACGGTCTCTCGGCTACGGTCGATGCATTGTGCCGGGCGATCCTGTTTGAGAACCAGCCGAAGTACCGGAAGTCCATCTTTGATAACGGGCCGGTGGTTGTATGACCGCCATCGCGGGATTCTGCGAGCAGGGTAAGGTCTGGATTGGCGGCGATAGCGCGGGCGTTGCGGGGTTCGATTTGACCGTCCGGGCTGATCCGAAGGTTTTCCAGAATGGTGAGTTTCTCTTCGGCTTCACGTCCTCGTTCCGGATGGGCCAGCTGCTCCGCTATTCCTTCTCCCCGCCCGTGATGGCGGAGGGCCAGAACGTTTACGGCTTCATGTGCACCACGTTCGTGAACGCCGTTCGCGACTGCCTCAAGGCCGGCGGCTTCGCCACCAAAGACAAGGACGTGGAATCCGCCGGCACATTTCTGGTAGGGTTTCGCGGCCGGCTGTTCAGCGTGCAGAGCGATTACCAGGTGGGCGAATCTCTGGACGGCTACGACGCCTGCGGATGTGGAAACCAGATAGCCTGCGGCGCACTATTCGCGACGAAAGACATGAACCTGTCTGCGGTGGACCGGATGGCCCTGGCCCTCGGAGCCGCTGAGCGCCACAGCGCTGGCGTGCGCAGGCCGTTCGTCGTGAAGTCCATATGAGCAGCCCGGTCCAGAATCGTCTGGAAGCGGGCGCCGCTGCTGCCCGCGGCCTGGCCGCACTCATCGGCCTGGCCATGATTGTGGGCGCGGTGGCGTGCTGGTCGTGGCGGTCCGCGCTGCTGCTCGCGGGCGGGCTGCTGTTCGCGTGGGCCTTTGTCACATCTTCGTCGGGTAGCAAGATAAGTCACAAGAAGGCGGAATGAGCGGATTCGGCGGGGTCACAGTTCCGCGCGGAGCCGACATAGCCGTTACCTGGTTTCTGGCGCTGGCCTTGAGCTTCGCGGCGGGCGCGCTAGTGGGCGCGTTCTTCAGCCTGCTGTTTCAGCTTGGCGTGATCAGATAGTTTCCGACCGCCAGTCACTTAGCAACCTCATTTCCAACTCTCACCGTGGGACTACTCCAGAGAATCAGTGCGGGCGTGGCAGGCTTTCTGCCGGAATTTCGATCATCGCTCGAAAATCCGATGACTCCGTTGAGCTACCCAGCAGAATGGTTGCTCGATATCTTCAACGGCGGCCGGACGGACTCCGGCATCCGCGTTTCCGAACTCACCGCGCTGCAAATCGCCACGGTCTATTCGTGCGTCGATCTCGTCTCGGGCGCCATGGCCGCCACGGACCTGAACGTCTACGAGCAACTGGACCCCAGGGGCAAGCGCCTGGCCTACGAGCAGGACCTGCACTTCATCCTGCACGACGAACCGAACGAGGAGATGACCGCGTTCACGTTCATCAAGACGTATATGGCCCACGCGCTTTTGTGGACCAATGCCTATGCCGAAATCGAACGCGACCAGGCGAACCGGGTAATCGGGCTGTGGCCGCGGTCTCCCATCTCCACCAAGCCCCGCCGAGTTGTCGTTCCGCTGATGGTGCAGGGCGAGATGGTCCCGTTCGGCAAGATCATCTATGAGACCACCGACGGCCATCCGTTTGAGGAGAACGCGCCGCGCGAGCCGCGCCTGATCCTCGCGGACAACATGCTGCACGTGCCGGGCCTGTCTTTGGACGGGAGACTCGGCAAGCCCGTTATTGAACTCACGCGGCAAGTGATGGGGCTGTCACTCGCGGCGGAGAAGTTCGGCGGCAAGTTCTTTGCGAACGGCATCCGCCCCACGGGCGTCGTTGAGATCCCGCACACCATGGAGCCCAAGGCCATGGAGAACTTCAAGCGCTCGATCAACGAAGCCTACGGCGGGGAAAACATGCTCCGCCCCATGGTGATCGAGGGCGGGATGATCTGGAAGCCCTCGGACATCAAACCGAACGAAGCGCAGTTCCTCGAAACGAGAAAGCACCAGCGCGAAGAGATCGCGGCTATCTTCCACGTTCCCGTCCGCATGCTGGGCGAGTCGGGCAGGGTCAACCGTTCTTCGGCCGAGCAGGAAGCCATCGAGCTGGTGCAGTATACCCTGCGGCCGTGGTTCAAGCCGCTGCAACAGGAATTCAAGCGCAAGCTGTTTGTGAAGACTGGGCGCACCGCGAACAAGTTCTTTCCCGGCTTCTATTATCAGGAACTCCTGACGCCGGACAGCGAGAGCCGGGCGAAGATTATCACGGTCCTGAAGCAGTGGGGCCTGGCCAATACCGACGATATCCGCGAGTTCTTCCTGGACTGGAATCCGATCGGCGGAAAGGCCGGGCAAACCTACTGGATGCCGGTCAACATGATGGATGCCTCGGACCCGCTGGCATTGTCGCCGGGTGATCCGAACTCGCAGGACGGAAGCGACGGCACGGGCGGAGAGTCCGAACCAGACCCCAAGAAGAAAACGCCGCCCGCCGAAGATCAGCGCTTTATCCGCGCCTATTCCCGCGTGTTTCAGGACGCATTGCAGCGCGTTTTAGCCCGCGATAAGCCGGACTTACGCGACTTTCAGAAGGCGTTTACGCCCGTGCTTTACGCCGTGGCGGAAGTCGCTACCCAGGTCGGCGCGGTCATGATGCGCCTCGATTCAGTGAACCCCAGCGACCCGCCGTCAACCGAAGTCGTTTCCTTCGTCCAGGAATATATTTCCGGCATGCAGAAGCGCTCGGGCGACTGGAAAGCCGACGAACCCGCCGCTACCGGCCGCGAATTAGCGCGCGCGGTGGGCGCCATCAAAATCGCGGTCTATCGGGACCTCGCAGCACGAAAAGCCAAAGAGGAGTTGAGCCATGAGCAAGCAGAAGATCGAATACCGCAACTTGAAAACTGAAGTCCGGATGACAGGTGCGGCCGACACGCGCCGCATCGAGGGCTACGCCTCGGTTTTCAACGTGCCCTATTCCATCTCCGACTGGTGGGACGAATACGAAGAAATCATGTCGCCCCTGGCGTTCAACCGAGCGATAGCGGAAAAGCAGGACGTGCGGTGCCTCTTCAACCACGATGTGAATTTCATCCTGGGGCGTACCAAGCCCGGCACCCTGGTGCTGAGCGTGGATTCGACCGGCCTGAAATATACCGACACTCCCCCGGCCGGACCCATGGCCACGCATGTCACCGACGCGATCGAACGCGGCGATGTGGACGGCGCCTCGATCGGCTTCATCGTCAAGAAAGACACCTGGGCGGACGAATTCGACGACGCCGGCAAGCTGGTTAAATCCACCCGCACCATCCTGGACGTGGACCTGTTCGACGTTTCGCCCGTCACTTTCCCGGCCAGCGAAAGCGCCACCGCCGGCATCCGCTCCATGTTTCCGCAGGGCATGCCCTCCGAAGTCCGCTCCCGCTTTGAGAAGCGCAACACGTATTGCAAGTGTGAGTGCGAGCAGTGCGAGGCCGGCGAGTGCGCCGAGTGTTCGAATTCGGATTGCGTGGATACCAACTGCGAAGCCGAGGACGGCGAGCGCTCCATGAAGCGCCACAAGCGGGCTCCCAAGGTTGAGCCCAAGCCCGTGGTGGTTGATCCGCCCGCCGTGGCTGCGCCCGCCGCTGTGGATCCAGTCGAGGCGAACGCCGTCGACCCCGAAGTCGAGAAGCGCAACTTCCGCCTGCGCGCCATCCAGGCCACCCTGGAGCCCGATGTCGCAGCCTAGCTACCTTCCCGGTGGATTCACCGTAGCGGTGCTTCGGTACGAATGGCACTGCTTCGGATGCGAGCAAGTCGGGGTGGAGCAGCACAGGCCCTACGGGCCCCAGCATCAGATTCCGAATCCGTCAATGCCGGAAGGCTGGCGGGAGATCGACAAAAAGTTCTACTGTCCGAAGCACACGCTTTCCGTGCTGGTGGACGGAAAGCTAATCAGCTAACAATTTTCGCCGCCTGACGCGCGCCCGGATGCGGGCTGGCTTGGATGCCACGCGCGGAGGGCGGAAGCGCGCACACCCCGCGGGCCGCGGCGGCTGAGGCGCGATGTGTCACACCCCAAAACTCAACAGGAGAAAACTCTATGACCAGCAAGGAGCTGCGCGAACAGCGCGGCAAAATCGCGGCCGACATGGCAGCTTTGGACCTCTCGACTCCCGCCACGCGGGCCGAGAACATGACCAAATTCGACGCCATGGACGCCGAGCAGAAGCAGTTGCTCGAAGCCATCACGCGCATGGAACGCTCGGGTGCTCTCGACGCGGAGCTGCGCACGCCCCAGGACCCCACGCGACGGGAAAACGCGCCCAACGGCGCCGACAGCCCCGACGTGGCCGCCGAAGCCCGCAAGAAAGAAGCGCGGGCGTTCAATAACTTCATGCGCCAGGGATGGACGCCGGACCAGTACGGCTTCCGCGGCATTTCGGACGAGGATAAGAAAATCCTCACCACCCGCCGCACCATCATGGACGTGGAATCGCGCGACATGGGATCCGGCGGCCAGGGTGCGTATCCCGGAGCCACCACGGGCTTCTTCGTCCCGGTTGGTTTTACCAACAAGATCGAAGACGCGCTGAAGTATTACGGCGACATGTGGAACCAGGCGGAGGTGCTCGACACCGCCACCGGCCAGCAGTTGCCCTACCCGACCGACAACGACACCACGGTAGCCGGTGAGATCGTGGGCGAAGGCCAGCAGGTTTCGACCGCGGATGTGTCGCTCGGCCAGATCCTGTTCGGCGCCTGGAAGTTCTCTTCGAAGCTGGTCAAGGTTTCGATCGAGCTGCTCCAGGATTCGGCCTTCGACATGGAGAGCTTCCTCGTCAAGAAATTCGGCACCCGCCTGGGCCGTATCTCGAACACCAAGTTCACGGTGGGCTCGGGAACCAATGAGCCGAAGGGCATCATCACCGCGTCCGCCGCTTCCACCCAGACCGTCATCGGCGACGACAACGCGACCGTTCCGGACCCCACCACGCAGTTCGGTTACACCGACTTCGTCAACCTGGAGCACCAGGTAGACCCGCTGTATCGCAAGGGCGCGAAGTTCATGTTCCACGATCAGACCCTGCGCTTCGTGAAGACCCTGAAGGACAAGTACGGCCGCCCCTTGTGGATGGCCGGCATGACCACCGGCGCCGCGGACACCATCAACGGCTACGGCTTCTCGATCAATAACGACATGGCCCAGTTGGGACACCTCAACAAGAGCGTGGCGTTCGGCCCGTTGGATAAGTACCTGATCCGGCGCGTGAAGGAGATGTCGGTCCTGCGCCTGGTCGAGCGGTTTGCGGATTTTGGCCAGGTGGCGTTCTTGGCGTTTGCGCGCTACGACGGCAACCTGTTGGACGCCGGCACCCACCCGGTGTTCTACTGCGCCAATTCCTAACCTGCCGGGGGGCTGAAACAACATGGCCCCCCAATTTCAAAAACCAAGGAGAACAATTCAATGGCTAATATCGTGAACCGCTTCCCGACTACCTCTCCCGACGAGGAGAGCTTCATCTGTCAAAACCTCGAACCCATGTTTGGCGTCGAGGTGAAACCGCTCGATACCGTATCGTCCCCGCCCGTGGCCTCCGACCCGGCGGAGATCTCCTCGAAGGAAGGCCTGGTCATTCTCACTAAGGTGAGTGCCGGCGCCTATCTTCTCGCCGCTCCTATTGCCGGCCTGCCCTCCGCAGGCGGTGATGACGGCCGCCGGCTGGATATCATCGACGGCACGGGGCACGCGCACACCGTGACCACGCCCGCCAACGGCATCAACGGCGTCAACCACATCCTGACCGCCGCCGGCACCAAGGGCCAGTCCGTATCGCTCAAAGCGTATAACGGCACCTGGTACGTCAACGGCTCAATCACCGGCTTTGCAATCACTTAACCAGAAGCCTCGCTTGGGGGCTGCTGCCTACCAGCGGCCCCACCTTTTCCTCATGCTCACACTCTCAAAGACCATCGCGCTCGGGCTGCTCGCGTGCCTGCTGACTCTCGCCCAGGGCGGGCTGCTCCATACCGATTCGCAGACCATCTCCGCCTCGGGCGCCTCCATCACGGTGGCGAATCAGTATAGCTCCCAGGTCGCCGGCTTCCTCGAAACGGTCCTCGGCTCTCCCACCTCAACGACCGTAGTTATTTCGGGCTGCACGTCGCTGAACGTTTGCACGCAGCTGGATTCGAACGCCACCACGGGCTCGAGCGTGGCTTCGCGCAAACCCACGATCGCCTCGGTCTACGATCACTATTCCATCTCCGCCACCTGGTCCGGAGGGGCAGGCGTGCTGGTCACCATTCGCACGGAGATCAGCGGGCCGAATCCATCCCAGGTCACCGGCGCCGTGTCGGTTGAAAACTCAGGCGCCCGCTGCGATGGAGTGACTGACGACACCACCGCGATCACCACGGCGATCGCCGCCGGCGGGGTGATCACGTTTCCCCCGCGGACCTGCCACACCAATCCGGCAACGTTCATCGACTACACGGGAAAAATCATCCAGGCCTACGGCACGACTCTCGATGGGCGCTATGGCACCCAGATCGTCACCTTTACCAATAATTCCACCGGTGTCGCAGCCCTCGGGACCATCACGGTATCGGGCAACGTTCCCACGGGTGCGGTGACCATCACGAATAACGGCGGCACGCTCTACTCCGCGTCGCCCACTGCCGGCACCATCGCCACCTGCACCGGTGCGGGCGTATTCACCGGTGGAGCAGTCACAGTGGACGCTCTCGGGGATATCGTTGCCACGGTAGAAGTCCTGTGAGCAAGGGCCGCGACAAGAAGAAGCGCGCGCGGGCCAAACGCGAGAAAGCCTGAGAATGCTCGTTTCCGCCATCATGCCCACCAGGGGCAGGCAGGCGCTCGCCCGGACCGCTGTGAAGTGTTTCATGGCGCAGACGTACGCGCCGCGCGAGCTGGTGATTCTGGACGACGAAGACGATCCGTCATTCCCCGGAGCGTTTGCCGATCGCTTCTGTGCGGGAAAGCAGCTTTCGCTGCGGTACCTGAGACAGCCACGCGCAACCATCGGGGCGAAGCGTGAAAAGTGCTGCCAGCTTGCCCAGGGCGAAGTGATTATGCACTTCGATTCCGACGACTGGTCGGCGCCCGGACGGATGGAAGAGCAGGTAAGACTGCTCGGCGAGTCAGGCAAACCCATGTCCGGCTATCACTCGCTCCTGTTCTGGGACATGCGGACGGCGCTCGGATACCGGTGGAAAGGCGCGGAAGGCTTCGCGATCGGAACCTCCATGGCCTACACCAAAGAGTTCTGGAAATCGCACCGGTGGCCCGAGTACTCCGGACTCCCCGCGAACCCGCGCTTCGACGCCACGGACGTACAAGTCATGCGCCAGGCGCAAGCGATTGACGGCGTGGCCACCCTCGACGGCGGAGGGATGTGCGTGGCGCGGGCGCACGATTCGAATAGCTCAAGCGCGCGCAACATCGCATCGAACGGCTGGCCGCGCATCCGGGACGAGGCGTTTCCGTCGGCATTCTTCGCGGCGGTCAATGTTGAGGCACTGACATGATCTTTCTGCTGTTCCTTTATGGCCTGAGTCTGTGCGCGGGCCTGGCGGCTTCGAAGCGGGAGTGGTTTTGAGGCTGCATTTGGGATGCTCGGACGATTTGAAGCCGGGCTATCTGAACGTGGATCAATGCCCGCCGTGCGATCAGATCGCGGACCTGCGGGTGGCCTGGCCGTGGCGGACGTCGTCAGTCGAGGACATCATTGCCCACGATGTGTTCGAGCATCTCCCATCGAAGATCTTCACGCTGAACGAAGCCCACCGCGTGCTGCAGGCTAACGGGACTTTGGATCTGTGGGTGCCGTGCGTGTATCTCTCGGACGGACGGGTGAATCCGGGGGCGTTTGCGGACCCCACGCACACGACGTTCTGGACCATGGATGACCGGTACTACTTCTGCGAAGAGTGGAATCACCCTCGGGGTGAACGCGGAAGATTGGGGCCGGCTTATGGAATCACAGCGCTGTTTCGGCCGCTGCACTGGGAGCTCTATGAATACGGCGAGGGCGCGGAGAGACGCAGCAAGGTGAGGGCATTGTTACAGGCGGTCAAGAATTGAAGCTGGATACCACCCATCTAGTACCTTCGATTTGATCGCTCTGTGTGACCATGGGGAATATGGAAAGCGCCTTTATTTATGGGCTTCGCGATAATCGGACTGGAGCGATTCGCTACGTCGGGAAGACGACGGCTTCTTTGGCTGATCGCCTGGACCGCCACCTCTGGGCTGCGCGCAGGGGTATGCGGCAGTACGTCTGTAACTGGATCAGATCGGCGGGTTATCAGGTCTCCATTGTGCAGCTCGAATCACTGGCGGAAGGGGCTGGACTCGACCAGGCTGAGCAAAGATGGATCGCTGCTTTTCGTGATGCGGGCGCGCGCCTGACCAATATCAGAGCGGGCGGAGAGGGCGGCGGCGGCTTTGCGCTGACCCAAGAACAGCGCGCGAAAATAGCCGCGGCTAATAGACGGCGGTTTGCGGATCCAGCAGCTCGGGAGCGCATCGCTGAGGCCAATCGAACCCGCGAAAGAGTCAGAGGCTGGAAGCACAGCGACCTCGCAAAAGACAAATGCCGCGCCGCGAACGCCGGGAAGCCTAAATCTCTAGCCGGCAGGGCGGCAATGAGTGCGGCGGCCAAACGTCGCTTGCAGAATCCCGAACAACGCCAGCAAGCAATATGCCGTGTCGTCCGTCCGGGAGTTCCGCTTTCAGCGGAGACGAAACGAAAGATCAGCGTCGCTTCAAAAGGTAGGCCAAAGAGCGCGGAAACCCGCGCGCGCATGAAGGCCGCCTGGGTTCTTCGGAGAGCGTCCGCTTGAGGCTCGTGTTGGCCCCCCACAACGATGATGAAACGTTGTGGACTAGTTTCACCATCCAGCGCGAGAAGTCGAATGTGGCAGTGGTTGTGGTCTTCGATTCGTTCCTCCAGCAAAAGCGGGGTAATCCGGTGACTGCGGACGATCGACGATTCGAAACCCGCCGCGCGCTGCTGGAACTGGGCTGTGATATCGCGATGTTTGCCGGCATCCCCGACCATCATGCGACCGCGTCGGACGCGGAGGCGGTCTCGGATGCGCTACTACTTATAAAGCCATGGCGGCCATTCGGAGATGAAGAGATCGAGCACGTCTATGCCCCCGCAATTGAAGAGAATGGCCACGAGCAGCACAACGCCGTCGGGCGCGCCGCAGACATCCTCTGGCCAGGCCAGGTGACTCACTATCTCACCTACACCTATCGAACAGAGACGCATCGAGGCGGGAAATCCGAGCGCCGATTGCCGAACGGAGACCCGGATAGGCCAGTGGCATTCACGGGCGAAATGGTCCGCCGCAAGCTTCGAGCGCTGGCCTGCTACGAGTCGCAGATCGACCTGGAACGCCTGGGGTGCCGGGATCATTTCTGCCGGGATCTCTGGGAGTATTACGAGTGACCCTCAGCCGAAAAGATCTCCGCGAGCTGAAGTACTGGACACGGGCGGAGCTGCTCGACGGACCGGACGGCCTCCTGGCGCAGAAGGCGCTGCAACGTGCCTACCTCGTGGCTTTCGGGTCACACGCGCCCGAGCGGCCGTGGGTTGCACCGGAAGATCAGAGCATCCTGGAGATCGGGACCGGACCGTATTGGGGAATGCTTCCGCATCTGAACGCGGGCCTGCGCGTGGCGATCGATCCGCTGATCGAGCACTATGAGGAGCTGAGCCTGCTGGAGGGGCGCGGCGACATCCGGTATTTCGCGGAGCCGTTTGAACAGTGGGACCCGGGCGATTACGTCTTCGACACCATCCTGTGCGCCAACGCCCTGGATCACGGCGAGATGGGCTTCCACCTGCTCCCCAAGATCGCCCGCATCCTGAAGCCGGGGGGCGTCTTCTACCTGCACGTGCACCTGCGTCCGCTGGAGCTGCTGAACCTGATTCACGATCACTCGCTCACCACCGGGCAGCTCGACAGGCACCTGTCCTATACAGAACTGCGGGAGGTGCATCGCGAGTTATTTTCCACTGACCCGGTGATGCAGTGCGAGATCCCGGCCATGATAGGGATATGGCAGAAGCCACTTTAACCAAGGACTGGATCGCGCCCGAGCTGTGGAACCAGCACACCGTGCGGGAGCTGGAGCGCACCTCCATACGCCGGTTCATGGAGCAGCACGGCAGATATATTTACGGCGGCCGCGTGCTGGACTTCGGCGCCGGGAAGCCGGAGACGTGCCGAACGCCGCAGCCATACCGGGACCTTGTCCACGGCGATTATGTGCCGTACGACGAGGGCGATCCCTGGCCGGCAGGCGCGCTCTTCGACGCCGTCATCTGCACCCAGGTGATGCAATACCTGGTCGACCCCAAGGTGTGGCTGGGCCGGTTATTCGGTGTGCTGAAACCCGGCGGCTACCTGGTGATGACGTACCCGACAAATTGGGACGAGGTGGAGGTTAACGATTTCTGGCGGTTCACCAAGGCGGGGATGGAAGTCCTGCTGTTCCAGGCCGGCTTTGACATCGTCCGCCACGAGCGCCGCGCTTCGATCGACCTGGGCGGCTTTCGATTCCCGCTGGGATACGGCGTGGTGGCGCAGCGCCCGGTACGGGGATCATCCGAATTCTGGGGCGGCCCGCCGAGGCCCACGGGAGTCATCAGCTCGGATAGCCAGATGAGATTCGACCCGCTCAGCCGCAATGGGACCTACGCCCGCCTGTCGATCGACGAAAGCGCCGGGTACCTCACATCCAGGCTTCGGAGCCGCAACCCGTTCCTGTTCGTCCGCTACGGCGATGGCGCGTTAGAGTGCATCAACCGGAAGGGAATCGGCCACACAGCGGACGGCGAACAGTATTCGCCGGAACTTGCGCGCGGGATGCAGGAGGCGTGGGATCGCCTGTTCGCCTGGCGTCCGGATGGGTCTGGCGGCGATGCAGAGCTTGATTATTGGGAAAAGGAGCAGGGCCGAATTTTTGTCGGCGACTGGCTCTCGGCTTCGTTCGGTGCCAACCGCTCGACAGAATACCGGGCAGAGTATGCCAGGCTGATCGGGGGCGCCCGGCTGAACTTCCTACACTTCGAAGCCCTGCTCCTAACGCGCGAATCCTGCGAGCTGCTCGATTTCTACAGGGCGGTCAAGGCGGACACGCGGCGGAAAGTGTATATTGGACCCAAGGAGCACGCCGCGGCCGCGCGCATGCTCGGCTGCGAGCACGTGGTCACGCCCATGAAGGACCTGCTGGCGTCGGTGGATTCGATTTACGAGAAGCTGGCGAATGACCCGTTCGGCTTCGATATCCTGCTCTGGGCGGCCGGCATGGCTGGAACCATCCCGGTGGTGAAGCTGTGGGAGAAGTTCCCCGGGCGGACGTATATCAACCTGGGATCGGCCATGGACCCGCTAAATCCTCCGCTGTTAGATGGCAAGACCCGCGCGTACACCCGCAGCGGGCAACTGACCAAGGCGCGGGCGCTGGAGTTCTTTCGTGAACTGCTCTGACATCTCGGCCGTCCTCGTCACCAAGGGCGATGTGGACCTGTCTCCCATCCTGGAGTCACTGCCGTTTGATGACATCGTGGTCTGGGATAACTCGAAACGGAAGCTGGACGTTAAGGTCTATGGGCGATACCTGGGAATCGCCGAAGCGAAGCACGAATGGATTTATGTGCAGGATGACGATTGCGTGGTGCCTGTGCGGGAATTCATCGAGCGAGCGGAGAAGGGTGCCGGGCCACTATCGCCCATCTGCGATAACCGAATGACGCAGGAAGAAATCGCCTGCAACATACCTTCGCCTGGCCACCGGCGGGCATACGCCCCGCTCGGAATCAGTCTCGTGGGCTGGGGGGCGCTGTTTCACCGCAACCTGCGCTTCTGCTTCGACCGTTACTTTGGCGTACTTCCATTCGACGATTTGTTCTACCGAGAATGCGACCGCGTCTTCACGGCGCTGAATCCGTTTTTCGAGCTGGACCTGCCAATCAGGCGGCTTGAATATGAGAGCAATTCGGACCGGATGTGGAAGCAGCCAGGCCATGGCGATGATCTGCGCAAAATCCTGCATCGAATCGCGGCCGTGAAGGCGTCGACCAGCGCCAGTTTCGCCGAGGCCACCAGGTGATCGACATCCTATTCCTGGCGCACCACCGCCTGAAGTTTTCGCGGGCGAGCTTCAAGGCGCTGCTGGCAAACACGAACTGGGGGCTGGTTGATCGCCAGATCACCTATCAGGACAGCGAATTTCCAAACGTGAGTTTGGAATTTCAATCACCGTTCAGAACGGCGGGGGAAATTCACGGAGGAGTATGGGGCAGCCCGGTAGCAATCATGGCGGAATACCTGTCGCAGCCTGGCGCCGAGTTCTTCGCCAAGATCGATAACGACGTGATCGTGCCTCCCGGCTGGCTCGACCAATGCGCGGCCACGTTTGAAGCCCATCCGGAACTGGACCTGCTGGGCATCGAACCGCCGGACAGCCGCTGCCCGCACTTCTCGATGGCCTATCGTCCGGAGCCCACGCGCGATCTGGAGATGCGACCAGGTCCACCTTCCTACGTGGAGGTGGCCACCATCGGCGGAATCGGCGTCTTTCGCCGGCGCGCGTTCGAAGGGCGGCCGCTGAGTCCGGAGGGGAAATACGGCGGCTTCGAGGCCTGGCAAAGGGCGCATCCGGAAGTCACGCGGGCGCAGATTCAGCCGGCACTATCGCTGTTCCTGCTGGACCGGCTTCCCATGGAGCCGTGGGCGTCGCTGAGCGCGGAGTATATCGCGAAGGGCTGGCAGCGCCCCTGGAGAACGTATAGCGCGGGAGTCAGTCACCTTTGGGAATGGTGGGAAAAGGGCCGCCTGTCAAAGTCTGCCAAGCCTTCTGATATTGCGGTCGCAGTCGAGCCGGACAGTTCGGGCGAAGGTGGTCTCTCAGATCCGCGAGCTTGACCGCCAAGGCGAGAGTATCTCGCGAGTCCCTGATCTGTTGGATGTACCCGGCATAATCCTGTAGCGGGTTCCTGGTAAGAAAGAGAATAGATGTCATTCCGTATAGGCTCCCAGAAAGGGCAGCCAGGCCAGCCCGACGCGGCCATCATGCGCGTGCAGTGTGATAACGGCCGCTGCCTCGAACAGCAGTTCGGGCAGATGGCTCCGGGCGTCCCCAAGAACAACGTGGTGCAGGGGTTCTTCAATCACCTGGTCAGTCTCGGATGGCTGATTCAACCGGAAGGCCATTACTGCACCGCGCACAAGCACGCGTTTATGGAGCCGATCCAGCGCAGCCTGATCGTGCCGGCTGTATCCATGCCCATGGGGATGCGCAATTGACCTGCCCCAACTGCGCCTGCAAGGTCGCGCCGGGCGAGCTGCACTCCTGCGGTGGACCCTCGCTACATGCGCCGTGGCTGCAGGAAGCTATGGACGCACAAACCGCCGAGCTGAAGAAGATCCGGGAACTGCTCACCGTCGTAGCGAGCGGCAACAGGCTCCGTATCGAGAATCCCGAAGCGAAGACCCGCGCGGTCAGGCGCGAGACGCGCTAACCGGCGCGATCGCGATTCAGGTACTTCAGAATACCGTCGTGCCGTGCCTTCTGTTCGGCGGTCATCTCGGATCGAGGCACCGACACGCTGTGCGCAAATCCCGGTGAGATGTTTTTCACCAGGTCCAACTGCTCCTGCATGCTGGCGCTGTCGTCGCTGGTGAGGATCGCCAGTTGAATATCGTCTGGCGCGGTCTGTTCTAGATCGCGAATGCCCTGCAAGAACCGAGCGAGCAGCTCAGAGGGCAGCGCCACGTCGATGCGGATGTAAGCCAGGCCCATAAGGGTCACTCTCCAATGTCGTCCATTGTAAATACTTCTCCGCCCGCGTGCGGTCCGCTGTCACTCGCCGACGTGAAAGTGATGCTCGGCTATGGACCCTGGGAGGACTCCGACCATGTCACTTCGAAGAACCTGGCCACCAGGCTGCGGGATCTCATCGTAGCGGCGCGGGAATATTGCGAGACCTTCACGCGGCGCACCTTCATCGCCACGGGCTTCGCGCAGTCGATGGATTCGTTCCCGTACTACACCGACACGTTAATGAGCCAGCAGGCCTACCCGCCGGCATATTACTCGCTGCCCAGATTCTCCACCACGCTCTGGAATTACAGCCAGATGGTCAAGCTGTTTCCGTCGCCCATCCTGAGTGTCGATAACATCCAGTACGTCGACACAAACGGGAACCAGCAGACCCTGCTTCCAGGAACGCCGCAGGATCAGAGCGGGCAATTCGTCGTCGATCTGAAATCCGAGCCCGCCCGCATCTTCCCGAACTCCGGACAGAACTGGCCCTCTGTGCTCTACGTTCCAAGCGCCGTCACCGTGAACTTCACCGCCGGCTACGGCTCTGCACCCGAGTCAGTCCCCGCGACCATTCGCCTCGCCATGCGCATGCTCATCAAGGCCTGGGACCGGGACGTAGAGATGACCGGCAAATCCTGGGAAGCCGTCGACCGTTTGCTGTGGTCCAAGCGCGTCGAGGATTGGGCGCAAACCCGTGGCTGATCTCACTACTCTCGCGGCGGTCAAAGCCTGGCTGGCCATCCCTACGGCGCAGATCAGCGACGACACCATCATCTCGGGCCTGGTGACTTCCGCCTCACTCGATTTCATCAACGAAATCAAGCGCCCGGATTTTTATCCCGCCGCCATTTACAACGAGGTGCGCGAAGGCGACGGCGGAGACTTGATGGTGCTGCGGCACTGGCCCATCAATTCGATCGTGAATGTCTCACTGATCGACGCCGGCCACGCCACGGGAAGCCCTCCCACCCTCACGGGCTCGTCGATCGAGCAGGCGCAAGAGCCTTATACGCTGGGCGGCTCTCCGCCAGTCTCAACCATCAGCGTCGCCCATGCCGCGGATTTCATGTATGACGGACCGCCGGACGCCGGCAATGCCCAAGCTGCGGTGGTGAACGCGGCAACCGGGCTTCCGCTGGCGTTTGTTTCGCAGGGGACTCTCGCGGCCGGGCAGTACAGCGTGAATCGAGCGACGGGCTTCTATTCGTTTTCGGCTGCGGATGCCCTGGCCGGCATCCAGGTGGTCATCACCTACACCTGGTTCGACCTGGGAAGCCTGGTGGCCATCCCGCAATCGACGAATGACGTTTTACCGGGCTGGTGGATCGATTCCGACATCGACCCCGAGCGGCGCTATGAACTGTATCTCGACGGCAAGGTCTACAAATTCACGGATCAGCGCGAGTACTCGATCACCTACAACGCCGGCTATGCCACGGTTCCTCCGGACGCCGCGCAGGCCGTCGTCGAGTGGACCGGCCACAGTTACAAAAGCCGGCAAAACATCGGGCAGACCCAGAAACACATGTCGACCGGCGACAGCGTGACCACGCCCGAAAGCGAAATTCCGGCATCGGTCAAGCGCGTGATCGAACGCTACAGGCGCTACGACCCGCTGCAAACGCCTCCGGAGCGCGTGCCGTTGCTCAATATGGACAAAAAGCTGGAGATGGCCAAGGCGCGGAAGCGATGATCCTTTTCCAAATCACCCAGACGTCGGTAGACGCTTCCGTGGCGCATATCGAGAACATGCAGGAGCGCATCCTCGTTGGCATCCGGCTGGGCATGCGGGATGGGGTTCGAGGCCTGGCGCAAGCCGAAGCCGCGGCCGCGGCGCCGCACCGCAAAACCGGGTTGCTCGAGCGCATCCTGGGGCGCGCCGGCAGAGTGATCGAGACCGGCACGGAGATCGTGGCCATCTATAAGCCGCGTTCCTCGTCGAAGCAACCGCATTACTGGCTCGAGTACGGGGTCTCCATCCCGGAAGTGACAGACGTGCTCGTGCCCATGCAGATTGGCGGCGAGACCCTTTTCCGGAGCGCCCACAAGGCATTCACCGAAGCCGCGAAGCCGTTCATCATCGCCACGGGCGAGGCCTACGAGGGCGCGTTCTTCGAGCGGCTGAGCGCGCGCGTGGATGAGGCGCTGCATGCCTAGCCAGCTCGCCCTGATCGATCGGGAGCCCATCTACGCGGCGCTGCTCGCTCTGTTGCAGGTAAATCTGCAAGGCTCGCCGCCGATCTTTCAGACGGTCGGACGCCGGCACGTGCATCCGGAAGAACTCTCCCCCGCGCAGCAGCCCGCGCTGTTCGTCGTCGAGATGAAGGAATCGCGCGTCCCGAGGCCCATGGGCACGGGGGGAAAACTCACGCTCGATGTGTGGCTGGTGATGTACTGCTTCGAATCGGCCATCAATCCGGCGCCCGGACAAGAAACCTCGCTCGCGGCCACACAAATCAACGCGCTGCTGCTGGCGATTGAAACGGCCTTAGCACCCCAGAATGGCAGTTATCAGAACCTGCAGACCCTGGGCGGCCTGGTTCACCACTGCTGGATCGAAGGCGAATCGCTCATTGACCAGGGCATCTATTCCCAACAGGCCGGCGCCATCATCCCGGTCAAGATTTTAGTTCCGTAGCACCCGGCGATTTAGAAACGCCAATCTCAAAACCCAAAACAAAAGGAGCACCACAATGCCTGATTTTCAATTCGGGACTGGCGTTCTCTACGCTACACCGAACCAGGGCAACCAGGCAGCGAACCCCACGCCTTACAAATTCGGGACGCTGCAGGAAGCCCAACTCGACGTCAAAGGCGACCTGAAAAAGCTGTTCGGTCAGAAGCAGTTCGCCGTGGCCACGGCCAGGGGCAAAATCAATGTGACCGTGAAGGCGAAGTATGCCTCGCAAGACCCCACGCTGTTGAACCAGCTGTACTGGGGCCAGACCCAGACGGCGGGCATGACCATCCTGGCGGCCGATGAGCAGGACATCATTGGAGCCGTGGGTTCGCCGCCCGTGGCCAACCAGATCACCGTGATCAATTCGGCCACCATCGTGACCAATTACGGTGTGATCTACGCGACGGGAACGAACGCCGGCCAACAGCTCGTGCTGGTCACTGGCGCCCCGCTGCAGGGGCAGTATCAGTATTCCGCCGGCACCTACACGTTCAACGCGCTGGACAACGGCGCCACCGTGCTGGTCTCCTACACCTACACCAATGCCAGCCGCGGCGTGACTGTCACCCTCACGAACCAGTACATGGGATACGCGCCCGAATTCCGCGCGTTCCTGTTCAACACGTTCCGCAACCAGATCCTGGGCGTGGAACTCTACTGCTGCACGATGGGCAGCTTCAACATCCCCACCAAGCAGGAAGATTTCTGGGTGTCGGACGTGGACTTCGAGGCCAACACGGACTCGACCGATACGCTCGGCAAGATGTACGCGGATCTCGGATAACGCATGCCCCCTCCTCCTTACCCTGACTCACGCCCCGATTATGACGGCTTGCCGGTTTTCATGGCGGGAAAGGCCTGGATTATCCCAGGCCTCTCCGTGCGCCAGTTTAAGAAGTTCTTTCCGGTCATGGCGAAAGCCACCAGCATTCCGGAGGGCGCTTCCATCGAAGAGACCGGGCGCATCCTGAATGAGTCGCTCGACGAACGCCTGCCCGTCATCCTGGCGGCCATGCAGCGCAACTATCCCGACCTCACCCAGGATCAGCTCGAAGACATGATCGACGCCAACAACGTCCCCGCGATCATGCGCGCCATCTCTTCCGGCAGTGGTATGCGTCCCGCCAAGCCGGGGGAATAGAAGCCGGTACCGAAGAGATCGACTGGCCCTGGCTCTACGGGCGGCTGGTCACCGCTACCGGCTGGTCGTATGAATACATCGATCGGATGTGCGTAGCCCGGGCGTTCGACACGCTCGACTATCTGAACGAAAATCCGACGGCCGCGGAGATTCTGGCTGCCCGGTATTTGAAGCAGGAGAACCGGCGCAAGAAGCGCAAGGCACCGAAGAGCACCCAGGCCGCCTTGGGTGACCTGCAATCCATGTCCGGCCTGCTGGGCTCGGGCATGACCGCCGCCAATAAGCTACCGCCGCACCTGCGCCAGATGGCGCTCGAGGCCATCGAAATCCAGGCCAAGCTTTCGAAATCCGTAACCATCCACTGACATGGGAAACGTACTCCAGATCGGCGCCACCGTCGATATCGCCCCGCTCAAAGAAGCGATGGTGGACGCCGCCGGGAGTGTCCGTTCGCAGGCGGGCTCCATGTCCGAGGCGTTCCAGCAGCTGGCGGCCGAGTCGCGCGCCTCCACTGAAGAGATCGCCTCCAACTGGGTGAACGTGGCGCAGGCCTCGCTCGCCCTGAAGGCCGCGCAATCGGATGTCCGCTCTGCAACTCTGGCGGCCAAAGAAGCCGAAGAGGGCGACACCGCGGCGCTGGCGCGCCTGGCGCTGGCTAAGCGAGACGCGGCGATCGCGTCCGAAGCCCAGGCCGCGGCCATCAAGGCGGCTACGGTGGCGGGGGTCGAAGAGGAAGGCATGCTGGCCGGGCTGACGGAGCGCCTGGTGGGGACGGCGGAAGCATCAAAGCTGGCCGAAGGCAGCATGGCGGGGTTCGCGGGGATCGCGGGGCTGCTGGGCGGGGGCCTGCTGCTCGGGTTCTTCGCGCACTTCGAAGACGGTGTGGCCAAGAGCCTGATGGCGCTGAGAAATCTGCACCTCCAGACGTTGATCAGCGTCGAGTCGCTAGCCGGGCTAAAGCACATGGCCGAGGCGCTGGACACTCCCTTTGAGGCGGTCGCGAATGGGCTCATCAAAATGCAGAAGGCCCAGCAACTTGCACGGGAGGGAAGTCAGGGCGCGGTGCAGGCTTTCGCGCGGATCGGAATCACGGTCCAGGAATTAAAAGCCCTGGAGCCGGAGGAACTCTTCTATCGCATCGCGCAGGCAGTGCGCACAAGCGGAAGCACCGCGGCCAATGCGGCTTCCGATATCGGCATCTTCGGTAAGGGGGGTGCGGCGCTGATTCCCATCTTTATAAGCGCTGGAGACAGCATCAGAGAGATGGTCAAAGAGGCGGCCATCGCTTCTGGCGTGACCACTAAAGCCACGGACGCCGCCGCAAAATGGACCGCGGGAATGGCGGAGCTGAAGGAATATGCCAGCCGCCTGGGAGCCACCCTCCTCACCGTCATCGTACCCGCGGTTCGGGTTGTGGCGTTCGGATTCGAAGCGCTGGGGGCCATCGTTGCCACAGTCGCACAAGCCATCGCAAGCGCCGCGGCCGTTGCGGTGCATAGCCTGGTGGGCCTGGCCAAGGTCGCTATGGATGTGGCATCGCGGAACTTCGGCGAAGCCGTCATTGACGCAGCCGAGGCTGAGAAAAGTATCGTAGCCATCTGGAAAACCGGCTCCACGGAGATCGAGGACTATTGGCGGCGGATGGGCTCCGAGTGGGAGAAGTTGAAGGCATCGTTCGAAGATAAGGGCGAAGGAAAGGGTGGTCCAAATCTTCCTAAGCCGGCCGCGCCCAAGGAGGGCAAACTCGTTCCAGACCACACCTTCGATATCGAGGTGAAAGCCGAGGAAGCCCACGCCCTCGCCATGCTCGAGATCGAGCGCAAGCGTTATGAGTCAGAAGCCAAACTGCGCGGCGACTCCGCCCTCCAGGTTGAAGCGCAACTGCTCGCCTTCAACGATAGAGAGCTGCGCATCAAGCAAAACGCCATCGCGGAGCTGAAGGCGCTACAGGGCGATGAGAATACCGCGGACCGCCAGGCGCGCCTGGCCGCGGAAGGGGCGGCGGCGGAAGATCATGCCGCGGAGAAACGCGTCGAGATCAACGACCGGGCCAACGAAAGAATCGTCGCCGATAGCAAGAAAGCAGAGCTGGCGAAAGAGAATCTCCTGCATCAGCTCGGGGAAGCCCAGGCGCGGGAATTCGCCGTTGAAAGCGCGGAGGCGCGCAAGGAACTCCAGGAACGCGAGCGGGACATGCGCGAGGAACTGTCCTTCGCCACGGAGATGAACAATCGGCAGCTCGAGACCACGCTGCGCATGGATAATGACCGGCTGAAGCATCACCAGATGACCGCCCGGCAATGGGAGGACGCGGAGATTGAAGCGGTCCGGCAGTGGCAGGCGCAGGCGATCGCGATCCTCGAGAAGGAAGCCGCGCAGGAGTTGGCCATCCAGGGCCGCCAGACCACCGAATATAAGCGCATCAAAGACCGGGAAGTTCAGATCACCCAGCAGGCAGCGGACCGCATCGCCCAAATTCAGCAGCAGGAATATGACAAGTTCTCCCAGATGTTCGAGCGCATGGGCACGCTACTGACCCGCGATCTGGGGCAGTGGCTCGGCCGGCATGAGACTTTCGGCAGGGCCATGATCCAGGTCTATGACCAGATGGTAACCAGCATCATCGGCAATTTAGTGAAGTGGGGGGCGGAAGAGCTGGCGGCCATGCTCACCCATAAAGCCATCGCGAAATCAGGCATCCTCTCCGACGCGGGATCTGCCGGCGCCTCCGCCTTCCGCTGGGTCATGAATGAAGTGCCGTTCCCGGTAAACGCGATTCTCGCGCCGATCGCCGCGGCAGGCGCATTCGCAGGAGTGATGGCGTTTGGATCGTTTGAGCATGGCGGCGTCGTGCCGATCAATGCGCATCCGGGTGAAATGGTGCTGCCCAGGCACGTTTCCAACTGGGTGCTGAAGGCAGCAGGCGAGGGATCGGGCGGCGGAAGCTCTCGCGGCGGTGGCCACACGTTCCATGTGAATTACCAGCCCGTGATCAACCACCCGGTGACTCGCGATGATCTCCGTGCCCACGCGGATTTTCTGTTCGGTGAAATGCGTGTGCGGGCGAATGCGTTCAACAACTCATGAGTCTGTCTCTTCTGAGTCTGTCTTTTCTGGGCTTTGATGCGTTCTGAAACTCCTGATGCTGTCGGGGAACTGTAGACCGATTCCCTTTCGTGGGAGAGCTACCGCAGGCCCGACTGGGGCTGAGGGGGCACTCCGGCCACGTTGCTTTAAATGGGTAGCCCTGACATTCCGAGCATTCGCAGAATCTCTTGCTGGGTGGCTATCCACACCCACATCGCCAAATTAGAGAACATCCACACCCAAGCGCACGCCCATCCGAATTGAATGAGCACGAGGGCGAGAATGTCGCCAGTGGAGTCCATGCCGTATTTATCCTTGGCTTCGAAGGTACAGAATTGAACGTCGAACAGGAATCTTCCAAAGTGCTTCGCGCTCATCTGGCCGCAGTATAACCCATCTCTACCAGCGGAAGCCGCACGATAAGACACCGCTCTCCAGTTCCCCGACGAAATCGCGCGACTGACAAAGCCGCGAAGCTCACCAAAATCCATGTCAGCTATCTGGCCCGCCAATATCAAGGGACTCACCTGGACCGTCCTCAAATCCATGGACGGCAAGACCATCGTCCAAGCCTCGCCTGGAGAAGACACCGTAAGGATCGCGCAAACCTACAATCCCGTCTGGACCTTCACACTGATGTACGAGTTTCTCTTCGACGCCTGGCCAGGCTCGGGGAACACACAACCGTACGCGCCGTACACCGACCTGCGCTATTTCATGGGATTCATCCTGGCCTGCCAGGGGCAATTGAACGACATCCTGTTCGACGATCCGTCAGATGACTCGGTGGGTCCTGCGCTTTCAGGCTCTCCCCCGGTTCCCAACACCCAGGCTGAGCTGCAACTGGTCAACGACGGCGGCTCGCCTCCGGTTTACTACTCGCCCATCCAGCGGAACATGGGGGGATTGTTCTGGGAGGATGTCACTGACCTAAACCCGGCGAGCACCATCGCGGTCTATGCGAACGGCGTATTGAAGAACAACGGCACGGACTACACTATCCTGGGCCCGGGCGTTGCGATTCCCGGCTATTCCTGGCGGGGCCTCGTGATTCAATGGGCCGCCCAACCCACCGGGCCGATCAGTGCCACGTTCAACTTCTATTTCCGCGTGAGGCTGAAATCCGACACCTCGGAATTCGAACAGTGGGCGCAGCAGTTGTGGACCATCGGCGGAGAGAACGCGCGCAACGGCACCGGGACGCTGAAGCTCGTTAGCTCGCGGCCGCCGGCGGCTTAAGCTGCTGCCCTCGCCGGATTCGCCGCGCCTGGCCGGGCTCGCCGGATTCGCCGCTGCTCGAGGATCGCCGGAAACGCCGCTGCGGTCCGCACCGCCGGATCAGCCGATATCAGCGATCGCCGCGAGCATGGCCTGGCGCTTCAATAGCGGCATCCGTTCCAGCTTGCCTTTCCAGCGCTTGATCTGGCGGCGGATGTTCTCCCGCTCCCGGAAGCCCGAGCCGAGATAGCATTTTGAGCGAGCCGATATCCAGGTCTATCGCGATGTTGAGCGAGGCCGGCCGCTTCAGCCTGCCGATCGCGAAGCTTCCCGCGAAAGGCTCGATGTACGTTTCGTGCGGCGGCATCAGGTTGATGATGCGGTGGTAGACGCCGGGCGCGTTCTTTCCTCCGGGATATTCCATTCCCGGAAGCATCGCTCTTTCCGCCGATGGAGTCAACCCCCCGGGGTGGTCTCTTCTGAGCTTCGCGGCGTTCTGAAACTCCTGATGCAACCGGGGAACTGTAGACCGCTTTCCTGCCGTGCGAGAGCTACCGCAGGCCCGGCTGGGATGAGGGTGGCAGCGTCCACACGGCGGACTTTGATGCGCTTTTTTTTACTGCCTGCGGATTTCTTTACGGGCCATTAAAGTTTCACTTTAGATTTCTGGCGACCGTCACCCATCTCTACCAGCGGAAGCCGCACGACAAGACAACGGGCTCCAGTTCCCCGACGAAATCGCGCGACTGATGCGCCGCGAAGCTCACCAATCCCTAAAGATTTTGCATGCGTCAAGTCATCTCAGGCTACGGCCAAGACTCCACCGCGGCCACCCTCGCCTACCTGAAGGCGAACAACGTCCTGCGCATCGTGAATTTGTATTTGATCGGATACCCAGAGGACCCCAACGCAGCCTGGCTCACCGATTACGAATCGCCCATCTGCTGGCCGGTGTGGGGAAGCGCGGATTATCTAAACGCCGCAGTCTCCCGCGGTACCATCTCGACGAAAGTGGGCCTGGCGGCCTCGAAGCTGGATATCACCTGGACGCCCAAGAATCAGACGTACGGCACAACCACCGGCACCTCGAACCCGTGGCAGCTGGCACTAGCCGGCTATTACGACAACCTCCCGGTGCGGGTCTGGAGCTGCTATCTTCTGCCGGGCGGGGACGCCATGACGCTGGGCTGCTCCGCGGCGTTCGGCGGGAGGATCGGACAATCGAAGATCGACCGCGGCTCCATCGTCTTCTCGGTCAATTCGTTTTTGGACGTGGTGGGCCAGATGGTCCCCACGAACCTGATCGAGATGTACTCGCAATCCGCGGCTTATTCGGGAGCCACGCCGCCCGCGGGCTTTAACGTAATTCCGCAGTTCAACGTGATCGCCGGCGACTCGACGACGGTCATTATCGGAGACTGCACAAACATCGGTCCGCATCACCAGTTCGGCACCAACGTCTTGCGGGGTGGATACCTGGTGTTCAACAAGACTGGCGGAGCTTTAGGGCCTTCCAACTGGAGCGCGATTCAGGAAAACGTGGGCGTCACGATCGGCGCCATGAACTACCTGAATCAATTCATCCTGTATCGCCCGCTCCCGCAACCCCCGATCCCATCTGTCGATACCTTCTACGCTTCCGCGCCGGCGCCGGTCGACCAGTCGGACGATCCCGAGGCCTTCGATGGATTCCTGTTCGTCCCCAGCTCCTCTCTTGGCGGATCGTAGAGCCGCACTTGTTGCGATCGCGCGGAGCTGGATCGGCACACCCTACCGCTTGGGCGCCAGGCTAAAGGGCGTGGGGTGCGACTGCGCCACGTTTCTGGGATCCGTGCTCGTCGAATCCGGCGAGGCTTCCGAGTCTGCCATCTACGGAGGCCTGGGCGTCTATCATCTCGATTGGTGCTGTCACACGCGCGAGCAGCGCTACATGGTGCGCCTGCTCAGACACGCCGAAAAGGCCATGGAAGGCGTGGCGTACCGGTCCACTAGAATTGACCCGGGGAACCTGCTGCTGGTCAGAGTGGGAGTTTCCCGCGTGTATAACCACGGCGGCATCGTACTCGCCTGGCCGCTGATTGCGCACGCAGTCGCTCCGGTAGTTTCAGAAGCCGACGCCACGCGGCATCCCATGTGGGCGCATCACGAAATCGCGGTGTTTGATCCGTTCAGGCTAAATTAACCTGTCGGGCTAAACTTGCCTCACGCGCACAGGCCGAGCTTCCGCGCGAGTGCTTGGGCGGACCTGATATCCCCCGGTGTCAGCGGCGAATGATCGACGTACTTCGCTGCGAGCGCATCACCGCACGGGGCGCACAGTTCGATTTCCATGCGCAAGGTTCCGTCCGACCGCAGAACCCTGATCAGAGACACTCCGGTTTCGGTTCCGCACTCCGTGCACTTAAACGGCTTGTGCGGGCAGAAGTCTCTCGAAACCGCGTCGTCGTAGCGCGTCCGGCACTTTTGGCAGTCCCTCAACATCAGGTAACCAATTCGAGAGATTGAACTTCAAATCTTGCGCGTGTGACTTCCCCCCATATTGGGTCCTTTTCGCTTGCGTGATTTTTGAACCACACGCAGGATACCCGGTCCTTTAGCGAATCGCTGAGTGACTCCACTGTCATGCATGGGCCGCCGGTCTTCAGCCGCACCACGTTGCCAATCTTGAAATCCACCATAGCCCGATCTTCCCACTTCCATGCTCGGCGGTAAAGCACAAAATCAGATTCGCCCGGTAGCCCTCGGCGCCACTGTCAACAGCGGAGCCTATGGCCAGACCATCCCGCTGCTTTACGGCATGACCAAAGGGGCCGCGTACCTGATTTGGATGGCCAACATGCGCCAGGGATCGGCGAAGAAGGCCAAGAAAACGAAGGGCCCTCCGGACTACGTGGCGAACGTGGACTGGCTGATGGCCCACAATCCCATCGCGACCATCCTGCAGGCGTGGATCAATCAGAACCAGTGGCTGATTCTCAACTTCGCGAAGTACACCCTGCACTCGAGTTTCATCGGCGGAGCCACGCTCACCGTCCCCGACACCGCGCTCTACGCCGTTGTCGCGGTCACCGTCACGGTTCCCTACGATTTCAACTACACCGGCAGCTCGGGCGGCTCGGTCACCTTCGACGATTACGGCGCCCAGGGCAGCTCCACGCTTTCCGGAAACTACGAAATCCCGCTCTGGAACGCGGCCTATAACGGGCCTGACCCGGTGCACTCTTCCGGACAGCGCAACTCCCCCTGGGCGTATTGGTGGACGCCCGCGGCGGGACGAACCATCCAGCTGCCCTATGCGGCTTTGGGCATGTATCCCATCGGCGGGTATGACATCAACGTCTACTACGCCCAGATCCCGAGCTTCAACGAAATCAATACCAACGCCCTCCAGACCGCGCTGGGATTGAACGGGCAAAAGGCCTCGGCCGACACCCCGGTGGGCGCGATGAATCTGATCTTCGAGCCATCGCTCGGAGACGGGCCGGAATTTCAAGGCACCGACAACACCAGCGGCAACCCGCTCGACGATCAGCAGATCATCTATCCGCATTATGCGGGGGCGGGTTCGGAAGCCTTCGCCATGGGGTCGTCGCAGACCTTCCCGGAATTCGCGCCCGAGCTGCTGGGCACCTTCCCGGTCAATCCGTCAGGGCCGTTCACGGGAACCACCGGCGACGGCTCGGGCGTCGATGCGGACTTCGCCGACATGGTGGAGGACCTGTTCTATGGCGCAACCCAGGCCGGCTTCGGAAACGATAACCCGCAAACCCCCATCCAGCACGGGCTGAACTGCGGGCAGCGTCCGGGGACCATGCAGCAGGCGGATTACATTTACGAGCCCGCGCTCGCGTCCGGCGGGGGTGGGACGTTCGCCTACAACCTGCCCAACGTGGCGGGCGATTGGCTGGTGGTGATTGCCGGCGCCGGAGACTCCTCGGGGGCGATGAGCATTTCGGATACCGCCGGCAACACCTGGACCGCACTATTTGCCGGCGCCGCGAATTTCCAGGTCTGGTACGCGCAAGCCAAAGCCTACAACCACAACGGCCAGGGCACCACGGTCACGGTCACCATTCCCTGGTTCGGCCTGGCCACCAATCAGATCACACTGCTCGAGATCGCCGGCGTGGATACGTTCGATGCATCGGCAACCGCCGCGGGCGCCACCGCTTCCATCACGACGACGGGAGTCCAGGGCACGCCCGAATATATCCTGGCGATCGCGGATTATTCCCAACTCTCTGGAGGAGGCGCCGTTCCTCCGGTGGCGCTGTGGCAGAACCTGCTGAATCCGGACGTGGCCGATCTTACCGTGCTCACCGCGCTCTGCCGCGAGCAATACCGCGTGGTGCAATTTCCAGGGACGTACCAATACACCGCTCACACTGTGGGCGCAAGCCACACCCCCGCGCACGTGGCCCTGCTGGCGTTCAAGTGCTCGCAGCCTCCGAACTATCCCCCCGCCCTCGGCAATGTGATCGGGGACATTCTCGACAAGCCGTCGCTCCAGATCGTGCGAAACCAGTGCCGGGCCGCGGGACTGTGGGGCTCGCTGTTTCTTGATTCGCAGGTCAGGGGCTCGGACATCCTGGGGCAGCTCTACGAAGCCATGGATGCCTGGCCGGTCTGGTCGGGCTTCTCGCTCAAGTCCATCGCGCGCTCGGAAGTCTCGGCGGTTGGAAACGGCGCCGTCTACAACGCGCCCACCGCGGCGGGCCCCATCGTTGACCTGGTCGAGTCCGACTTCATCACATCGAGCCCGGATACTCCGCCCGTCACTGTCACGCGCAAGGCGCAGGTGAACGTACCGGACATTCTGAGCGTCTCGCATCCCAACCGGGCATCCCAATACAACGAAGTCAACATCTCGGAGCCGGAATCCGGAGCGGTAGCGCTCTACGGGCCGCGCAAGGACTCGCCCAAGCGCATGCCCATGTTCCAGTCGCCGGCGGTCTCGAGAATGTATCTCGACATCCAGGTGAGACTGGCGGACCTGGTCAGAAATCAGACCGAGTTCACGCTGAACGCGAAATGGAAACTGTTCGAACCTGGCGACCTGGTCACGGTTCCCGTGGCCTCCATGATGCCGAACACGCAGGGGCCGGGCGGAACGGTGCCTGTGCCATATGTGAAAGTCCCGGTCCGCCTGCTCTCATGCGATGAAGACAAAGACCTCGGCCTGAAGTGCACGGCGGAGCCGTTTATCTACGGCTGCTACGCGCCCCTCGAACTTCCCGCGACTCAGCAGCAGGGATACATTCCGAAAACCGGAGCTCCGGGATCGGTGAATATTCCGGTGCTCTTCGAGCCGGTACCGAGACTCGCGGGAGGGAACACGCAGCCCGAATTGTGGCTGGCCGTCTCCGGCGGCGCCGCCGTGGGGAGTCCGCCGGTCATCCCGGACTACGGCGGCTGCTTCGTGTATGTCTCGACAGACGGCGGGAACAGCTACCAGCCCGTGGCGCCTTTGGTGCAGGGCGGCAGTGTCGTCGGCGGAAACAACGCCCCGCCCTCGAACGCGCTCTTAGGTAACGCCACCACCGGATGGCTCACCCAACCCTGGGCGGCGCATCCGTCGCCCGATTCAACGAACGATCTCATCGTAGACCTTTCGGAATGCCACGGGACGCTGGATTCCTATTCGGCCACCGACGAGGACGCCTTCACGTATCCGTGTCTGGTGACGGGGGCGGCCACTTCCCCGCTCTATCAGCAGTCCTGTTCAACGGCCGCCGTCAGCGCCTCCACCGCCTCCAAGATCTTTCCACTCTCGAACAATCCGGGCAACGCCATCCTACTGATCATTGCGACGCGCGAAAGCATGCCGCTGGGCGTCAACGTCTCAGACTCGAACGGCAACTCCTACGGGTTGCTGTTCACCACCTCCGCCGTCTCCGATTTCGGCGTCTACTCCAAGGTCTACGTATACGCCGCGCTGAACATCGTCTCGGGCGGGAACACGGTTACGGTATCGTTTCAATCGGGAACAGGAGAGATTCTGTTCGCGGCGCTCGAATACTCCGACCTGGCCACCACGGGCTCGCCCCCCAGTGTCCTGCCCTTCACGTTCTCGTTTAACCAGGCGATTTTCGGCGGCGCCTTCACTATCTCGAGCGGAGCCTACCCGGTCAACCAGCCCGGCAGTCTGGTCATCGCGTTCGGCTACGACGCCGCGAACAATCAGAACCAGGACCCCTTCACCATCACTCCGCACTTTGCCTGGAACCTGCGCGAAAATCCATCGCTGCCCTTGGGCTCCGATCAATCGCAACTAGCCGTGTGGGATGTCGCCGTACCACTTGTCTCGGCGCAGAACGACACGCTGGCCGGGCCGGATGGACAGAACGCCATCCACTTCGGAGCCATCGCGCTTCCCCCCAGCGGCAACCAGGTGACGGGGATTCCATACGAGCTGATGACCTACGCTCTGGCGGAGCTGGTCGGCACGGAAATCTACGCGCTGAAGGCGCTCGCGACGGGATCTCCGCCGGTGGGAAATCACCTGGACCGCGGAGTCTTCGGCTGCCCTGCGCCGAATCAGGGCGTCTTCCACCAAGGGCCGATCATTCCAGCCGTGCCGTTGTCTCAAAGCGGCACATCGCGATTCTGTTTCGTGGGACCGCCCTACACCGGCATCATGCGCCTGGCCTTGGATCCGACGTGGATCGGCAAGACGCTCTATTTCAAATTCGCGGCCTTTAATTCGAACATCGCGCAGGTCCAGGACCTGGCCGACTGCACTCCATACGCCTACACCCCGACGGGCGCGGCGGGCTCGGCATCCGGAAATCCATCGAGCTATTCCGTGACTCCCACGCCCGCGGGCTCTCCGCCGGTTGCTCCATCGGCGGCGCTGTCAAATCCCACCGCCACCACCATCGATATGGCGCAGGTGACGGCGAATTTTCCGTCGAACACGGTGGTTTACAATGCGCGCGTGTTCACCATTCCCGCGCCTTCAGTGCCGACGACCTATTACGTGACCATCACAGATCCGGGCTACACCGGAGACTCACCGGGGCAGACGAATCTCGTAGGGATTTGCCAGACCTCCGCGGCGCTAGTGGGCGTGCCGGGAAACACTTACATCGGATCGATCGTGGCGCTGCCAGGAGGTGGGGGAACCGTCGTGGGGCCCGGCGGCTCGTCCGGCTTCGACTCTTTCGAGCTGCTGGTGAACGGGGCATGAACCGTCGCGATCGCGTTTTTAAAAACGAGCACTTGGCCGTCGTCGCTTTGAATCATCACGGTGTACAAGCCGGAGTCCGCCACCAAGCCAGCGATCACGTCGCCGGTTAGCAGGCGAATCACCACGCGCGCATTTTCGGCGCGGGCGCGTTTCCACAGGAGATGGTCTGGTTCTCGCGGGAGAGGCTTCTTCCACGCTACGCCCGCGGCACTCCGCCTGTCATGTGCTTCGGCTTTTTTCTCTGCCTCGGCGGGTTTCTTTACTTCGGACGGCTTCTCTGCTTCCGGCGTTTTCAGTGGGGGACGCACAATCTGTTTCGGTGCCATTCGGATTCCTCCGCCCAACACATATAGCGCATTGCGGTCATGCCTGCCAACCAGCAAAACCTGAACGACGCGACGCCCGCGGCGCCCTCCGGACGCCAGAACGCCAAGTGGCAGCGCGACACCTCCACGCCGCGGAACGACTCCGCGTATGTGCCGAATACCGGCGGGGCCGCGGTCAAAACCGTCAGCTATCAGCTCCTCAGCTCCGACTGCGGGATGCTGCTGGTATTCGAAGGCACGGCCAACGGCACGTTCACGCTTCCCTCGGCGCCCCCCTTTGGACAATGGGACGTCTTCATCCAGAACGCGAGCGTCACTGCCGGAAGCCCGCCGGTCACTCCCACGCTCACGATCACCCCGTTAAGCGGGTCGCCTCCTGCAGGCGCGAATCTTGACGGATCGTCCGCGTCGATCGTGCTGCAGCCGGGCCAGGGCATCTACATCGCGTCGGATGGCACGAACTACTTCACCGAACGCGGCGCCGGGAGCTCCGGACCCAGTATCGTCCGCGAGAACCTCTCGGGCACCTTGAACGGATCAAACACCGCTTTCACCTCAAGCTACACGCCGAATCCCGTTTCCTCGCAGACCGTGTGGCTGAATGGCGTAGAGCAGATTCCCACCACGGACTACACGGCGAGCGGGGCAACCGTCACGTTTACCGTGGCTCCCAAATCGACCGACGATCCACCTGTCACGCAATACACCCACTAAAGGAACTCGCATGCATATCGACTGGCGCAAGGTGCGCCTTGGAATTTTCGCGCTGCTCATCATCATCGTGGCGTCCGCCATCGGACAGACGCCCCTGACCACCGGAGTGGCGGGACTGACCGCTTTAACCGGGGACGTCACGGCTTCGTGCTGCGGATCCGCCGCGGCCACGGTTGCCAAGGTCCACGGCGTGACCTATGGTGCCAGCCCATCCACGAACACCGTCCCCGTGGTCACCGGTACCAACGCGGTCACTTATGAGGCCGTGCCGAACGCCGCGCTTGCCAACGCGTCCACAACCGTCAACAGCACCACCTGCACCCTGGGCTCGAGTTGCACGGTGTCGGCCACCGGCGGCGCGCCTGCTGGATACGGAATGTGGACGCTCACTAAGCCGACATGGGCCACTTGGATGAATCAGGGCTCGTCCGCTTCGGTTTCGGGCACGAATTTCCTCTCTATCGCCGCGACGGCTACCAGCGGTAACAGTCTGCGCGTCCTGCATTCAGCGTGCAACAGCGGCAGCGCCTGGACCGACTGGTACATTCTCTACGTTATAAGCGGCTACCTGAGCGGCAACCCGTTTGCGGGCATCGAAGTGGACGACGGCACCAAGCTGACGGGCGTCGGGGTGAATTTTAACGGGTCCTCATCGGTCATTGCCAGCGAAACCTGGGCGACCACGACCTCCGCTTCCTCTTCACTCAACGCCGACGGCTTTAACTCGCAGCCAGCGGGCACCCAGATCTGGATTCACGTAGGAAACTCTTCGGGAACGCTCTCCTATCACTACTCCTTCGACGGCGTTGGCACCCCAGGAGGAACCACGGGCGGCTGGCGCACGCTCACCGCATCGACCAGCGGGAACCTGGCTGCGGTGACCAACTGCGGCGGGTTCATCAACGCAAATAACGCCTCGAACACTTCCTCTGTGACCTTCCTCCATAGCTCCTTCAGCTCACTGGTCGCGCAGTAATCCGCTTTTCCCCCAAAGGCCCAAACAATGGAACGTCAAGTCGGCACCACTTCGCAAATCATCCAGGTCTACATTCCGAATAGCTCGACAGGTCTAGGGCGCACCGGGCTCGCGTTCGGTACTTCCGGCCTGACGTGCTACTACAAGCGCAACACGGGAGCGGGAAGCGTGGCTGTCACGCTCGCCACCATGACGCTTGGCACCTGGGCCACCGGGGGATTCATAGAAGTCGATGCGACCAACATGCCGGGTCTCTACGAAATCGGCATCCCCAACGCTGCGCTGATCACCGGCGCGGACCTGGTGACTCTCTACCTGCAAGGGGCCGCCAATATGGGCGCAGTTGCCATCGAGGTGGAATTGACGGCCTGGTCGAACCAGGATGGCGTGCGCGCTGGATTGACGGCACTCCCCAACGCCGCGGCGGGAGCGAATGGCGGCTTGCCCACGGGCGATGCCAGCGGCCGCGTGACCTACGCGCCTGGCGAGATGCAGGTGAAGAAGAACACGGCGTTTAACAATTTTGCGTTCTACCTGGTGCAATCCTCCGATCACGTGACGCCCAAGCTGGGGGCTACAGTCACTGCCGTCCGTTCCATCGATGGCGGAGCCTTGGGCGCCTGCGCCAATGCGGTCACGGAACTCGGAAGCGGCTTCTATCTGATCAACCTGGCGAACACGGACTTGAACGGCGGCATCATCAACTTCCTATTCACCGCCACCGGCGCGGACGCGCGGCCTATCACCATCATCCCGCAGGCTTAAATGATCCTCACCTGGTCAGGCACCGCCGCGCACATCGGCACGCTCCCGCTGGTATTTTCCTATCCCTCGGGCGGAGCGGGTGCGGCGGTCAAAACGCAGCGCGGGAATATTGACTTCGACCAGGTGCGGACGATCGCCAGGCAGGGCACCGGCGCGCTGTTCCAGATGTTCAACGGTTCGGCGGCGGACGGCGACGCGCTGATCTTCGACGCGAACGGCAACGCTATCGACGCGGGCGCGCCCCCCGTTCTTCGGGTCGCGACACCAGCACATCACAACTCCGCCGGCATTCCCGGCCAGATGGCGTTCGATGCGATCGGAAATTTCTACTGGTGCTATGCCCCGAACTCCTGGGCGCAGATGGGCGCTGCCGGCTACAGCAACTCCTTTTGACCTATGACACCTATACTCGCAACACTCTCTCAAATCCTGCACGTGATTCCCTGGGCTACCGTGGTGGCCGTGGGCGGCAAGCTGTTTGTGGACGCCGCCTCGACCATGCCGGCGCCGCTCGAAGAATGCGGCTATTTGAACGCTTGGTTCTTCGATCTGACGCAGACCCTGGCGTCAAATAAAAATCGGGTCGGTGAGCGACGCAAACCCAGGGTAATCGCCGCGCCAGTTGTGATTGCCGCGCCAGCACCCCCGGCACCGGCTGCCTGATTTATGCCTTTCGGAGCTTCGCCGCCTTCTAATCGCTCGCGGCTTCAGTTGCACCTTGTCAGTGATCTACTGCCGGGCGTCTCCTACCGCATGCCCGGATGGTCTCTGGTAGTCACATCGTCCGCACGTTCGAGGCTCCCCTATGGACACCCGCAGCACGGATATCGAATGCGAAATCGGCTCGGACGATTGGGACTGGGAAGTGACGTGCTGGCTGTGGGCGACGGAAGCTACCGGGTCAGATCATAACGCTCGGAATAGGTCGAGGCGGAGAGTGCGCTTGTGCCGTTCGAAAAGGCGAGGGTGTCAAAGCCAGCCTTTCTGAGTGACTTGACCGTCTCGCGGGTCATGAAGTGCCGCGCGAACACCCGGTTTACGACGGGGCCGGTAATAAATAATTCTCCGTTGCCTATCACTGGCGTGCACTGCACGTCGAATCCTGCATCGAGCAGCCGGTTTTCAAGCGCCTTCGCCACCGCGCTGCGTTTCAGGTTGTTGAGTTTTTCCTGCTGGCGCTGCGGTTCCGTAAGGGACGCCTGCCGTTTGACTTCGGCAGCGCGATCCCGTTCTTGCTGAACCGAGTTCATTACGGAGCCGATGGCCACCAGCACTAGGAATCCGAGACAGATAATCTTCATCACGGTTCTCCGATTTTCCCACCCCTGCCGGTGATGCCCGCAACGTTGTCTGAGGTTAACCCCGCGCTGGATTCACTTCCCGGCTGTCAGCATCTTGAACTGAGATCCGCTCATGTGCTGGAAGAGCGTTTGCCCGGAGGCGTGCACGACCATGTAGGGCATGTAGACTTCGGCTGCCTGCACCATCCCTGTTTCGATCATGGCGTTTTGGGCCTGCACCCAACGGAGCAACTGACGCCATGCCACGCGCTCGGCCTTGCCGCGCATCCGGATTTCATCGGCCTGAGTGAGTGAGCGGTAGCCGTCCTCCGCGCGCTTTTTGAAAATCGCCATTACCGGATCGATCCGCACTGGCATATCGAACAGCACGTCGATGCCGTTCACCTTCATGATCCAGCGCAGCCCGCACACTTGCCCGTCCTTGTAATCGGTATTGATGGACGTAGCCCCGTTGCGCACCAGCTCCGAGACAATCTCCCCGGCGGTGCGCGCGGGATCGATCTCCGTCGATTCCATGAACAGGCCGCGCTTTTCGCTCGCCATTCTTACGGCTTCCTCCCCTGGGCCGCGTTATACTCCGCGTCCATGTCCTGGGCGCTTTGCGAGAAGCAGGCGGGACAGGATTGCTTGGTGACCCCCTGACCGCGCAGTGCTTCGTCGCGGACCTGCGAGGGCGACATTTCGCGATATCCGTCGCCGGGTGCAAAGATCCTTGCATCCGGTTCGCCGGGCGTGAAGGCCACCAGGCGGGCCTGGAAGCGGGTAACCCAGGTGCCATCCGGCTGCAGGTCCTGGCCGAGGGCATCGAGCGCCTTGCAAGCGTACGCGGGCGCGCGGTCCTCAGTCAGGCTATAACTCCCCCTGGTTGATTTGACCACGTTGACGGCCACGCCTCCAGTGGTGGTGCGGCTCGCCAGTGTCTCGCCGGGAAAGAGACAATCCGTCGGCGGGTTTGTGAGCATGGTCTTTCGGGCGGCAGTCCGGTCTGCGGCGACGATCCCTGACATCCGGATCTTCACCGCGTCGAGCAGCGCCATCGAAGCGCCGTCCATGAAATCGATGCGGCGGTTCTTCCCTGCCGGCGACATCGAAACCATAACCTCCGACCCATCGCTTCTGCGCGCGGTGATGCGGTCCTCAACCAGCTTGCCGGCGGAATTGTACGTCACAAATTCGAGCGTGAACGGCTTTACGCTGATGGCGGATTGCGCGGCGACTTTGACAGTCCAGTGGGCGGCGCCATAATAGGCGGCCACGCACGCCGCGATCAGCAGATACCAGAACAGCGGCTTACGCATGGGGCACCTCCGTGGCGCAGGGCGTGCAGTTGCCGGTGAATGGATTCACGCAGCCGAAGAAGGCACACCCGTAGAAATTCGCCGGCCAGCAGCCGTCTCCCCAGTTCACCCCGCACTGTTCTTCGATGCACTGCCAGTAGATTCCCTTCATGTAAGAGCCGCAGGAATCCATAACCCAGCATGAATAGTTTTGACCCATGCCGGTACCGCGCAGGCAGATGGCCTGTCCTGAGTAAGCACTGGCCAGAAGTGCGACCAGCGCGAAAAGTAGCTTTGAACGTTTGAGTAGCATTTTCCTTTTTCCCCCCTGCCAAGTTGAATTAGGCCTTATGCTTTTCTGAGCTTCCCTCTTTGAAATCCCTCCGTCAGTGTGCCGATGGTCGGCTGTTTCTTGCCGCGCGCCTCCTTACCGCATGCCCGGCTGGTGATCGGTCGATGCAGTTGCCGCACGTCATGCTTTCATCACCCGCATCAGCGTATCACCCACAAACTGGCGGAGCACGAAACCGCTGCGTCCGATGGTGAAAAATACGGACTGCCCGGAAACGGCGAACGTGATCACGCCCGAGCCCTTCTCCCCAATCTCGTAACGAATGGCGGGAATTCTGGGCTCGAACGTGAACGTGGCGGCGGGCAACGCTGTGCCCCGCACCACTTTGTTCACCTGAAAACGGTGGCCGGACTCTTCGCACTCAAATTCAAAGCTGTGGGTGTGGGCTGAGATCTCCGCACACAGTTCGCTGAATGCCCGCTTCAGTTCAGCCCATTTTTCGGGGGCGAGAAGCAGGGCCAGCTCGCGCTCCGCGTTGAAGCGCTTGGTGTCTTCAAGCTGGGCGGCTTCGCGGGCTAGGAGTTTCTCGGTTTCGTCGCTCACTTCTTCCCCTGTGGACATCCGTGCTTGTAATCGAGCGTGCCGATTTCGCCCTCTTCCAACGGTCGGAAAGTCGCGGTCAATCCTGACGAAGACAACCCGCTCTGAAAGCTCTCAATCGAATGGAACGCCAAGATGACCAGAAACGAACACTTGGTCCATTTTTGAAAGGAGGATTCTGAGGCGCTGGAGAGTGTGGTGATTGAAGAATAGCCGCCCTCACTGTAGGCCACTTCCCTAGAATTGGAATGATCCTCGAACCCCAAAGCCAACGTATCGGAGGCCCCGAAGGCCTGCTGGAAGTGATCCATCACTTCAGGTGAATTGGTTTGGATCTGCACCTCCGCAATCCGGCCAGCCTTGATGTAAAGACGCTCTTGCAAAATTTTGGCAGGAAATCCTCGGAGAATCTCCTTTGCGCGATGCCGGATTTCGCACCGGTAGACTTCTTCGCCGTAGTTAATCCTGAAACTGGCGTGGAGGTCATATGCGCTCGCGGGAATCGACAGACCCTGAAATGTGTGCGGGGGAAGTTCGCGTAATCGGAACACCTTCTTGCACTCACTCGGGTAGGCGTTCAGGAAATCACGAAGGCTCATCCCCAGCAGTTTTGGCGGATCAGCATCGAATGCGGGCGCGCCAGCGATGCAGCGGCCCAAAAACAGCACGATGAAACAGATCGTTTTTTTCATGCCTGCATTCTGCCTTGCGGCGACCAAACGGCGCAAGTCCACATAAGTCTAGCTCTTCGCCTTCCCCTTCCCCTTCACGCCTGCCTTTTTCTTCGTTGCCTGCTTCTTGGGCACACCCCACCGAGCCTGCGCCATCTTGCGCATGTGCTCTTTTCTCTCCTCCGCCGTCTTACCCTCCCAGCGTCTCTGGCCCAACTCTTTCGCAGCGTCGTTCGACATGGTTCCCAATAGTATACTAGCGCAAGTATTTTGTCAAAACCTTCGTTTACCCTATTGACATCCTACCGCTAGCATAGCATACTGGAATAGACGATGCTAGCGCTAGCACACAAAGAGACTCAAACAGAATCGAGAGGGACTACCCCCGGACCTGGGGACGGAAGGTCCTCCAGGCCGGAAAGGACCCTCGGGGGCGCACAGCGCTGTGCGCCCTCTATTGGAAAAAGGAGCAACCAATGAGCCAATACAGCGTATGCCCGGACCCCTCGTACTTCAGCGACAGCTACGAGATCCGCGAGCACCCCGCAGATTACGACCCCGAAGAAATCAGCGGCCTCAACGCCGACGAGCTCGCCTGGGACAACGGCGACGAGCGGGCGGACGCGGAACTCCCCGCGCCATCGATGGAAGACGAGCGGCGCGCGCTGCTGCTCGCCGCGGAGCTGGAGCGGTTAGCGCGGCAGTCTGATCCGGAGCCCGAGGACGAGCTGGAATACCTGCGGCGCGGGCCGGTTCGCCAACAGGGCAGTTTCGAGTTTGAATATTCGGAGGTGGCATAATGGCACGGATTCACTACACCCACAGAACGCGAAACGCGGCGCACTACACCGCCTGGGAATGGCTATGCTGGCGCTGGCTGGTTGTCAGCTTCCACTGGCGCACCGGAGGTAACATGCTTTCCGGGAGGGGGATCTAGCGATGGCCGCACCGCAAGCACTTCGCGCCAAGATCGAATTCCCCGCTAACGTGCCGGTGTTACTCACCCTCGCCTTCGCCGAAGGCAAGCGCGTGGCTTCGCAATTCGGGGGCGGCTGGCAGATGATGTTCTCGACCACGGATCACCGCTGCTTCTATCTCTCCGAAGCCGCTGCAGCCTCGGTGACTCAGCAGATGGTGGACCGCGCGATCCAGCCCGGCCAGCCGGTGATCATCACTAAATCCCAGAAGCCCGGCGCAAACGGCAAGACGGTAACCCGGTGGCTGATCGATGCAGAATCCCTGCCCGTGCAGCCGATTGCAGAAAGGCGCACCCCGCAGCCGGTGGCAGAATCGAAGCGCACCGGAGAGCAGACGGACGGAACTTTTGTCGTCGAGAAACTGCCGGCATGCTCGCCACGTCCGCCGAGCGGATCCGCCAGATCCGGCGAGATCTCCGGACTCGAAGCCGCGCTGTGTCTGGCGGTCACCGCCGCGCATAAGGCCACCCTGCACGCCAAGACGCTGGGCTTCCAGATGCCGGCATTCACCGGCGAGGATCTCAGGGCCATGGCTAACACGGTGGTCATCCAGGGAGGCGGACGGTGAAAGCTTACACCTACTTCATCGCGGAGCCGGGCTTCCGGCCATTGGAGGAGCGGGCGATCCCGATAATGGATCAGGAAGTGGTGCCGGCTTTCTTCCGCGTCATCGAGCATTTCACGGGCCTGGATTCCACGATGGCTCAAATCATCATGCATCGCGGAGAGAAGATCACCCATCCGAAGTTCACGTTTTGGGCTGAGGAACGCTGCCCGCATCCGAGCGCCCACGATCTGGACTGTCAGAAGGGCTGGCCTGTCGCGAAGACCTGCACGTGCCGGAGACCGGACCTAGCGCGGGGCACGGCCGTGACCCGCGCGGCAGCAAACAAAAAGGAGCCCCCCAATGCCTAAGAAAACTGGGCCAACCGAATATACCTGGTGGGAATGGCTGTGCTGGAAGTGGTTCGTGCTCACGTTCTCAATTCGCAGAGGCCGCCTATGACCGCCTTTGCCGTGCGCCCGCGCCCCGCCTACGCGCGCAACTCCCCAGTCCGGGACTCGCGCTACCTCGCCCTGGTCCGGACGCGTCCCTGCGCCGTCTGTGGCCGCACGTGGGGCATAGAAGCGGCGCATACCGGACCGCACGGGATGGGGCAGAAAGCCTCGGACCTGGATGCCATCCCGCTCTGTTGGAAGCATCACAGCACGGGAAATCAATCGCTACACGCGCTGGGGCCGGTGAGGTTCGCGCGGGTGCACAAGCTGGACGTGCGCGCGCTGATCGCGGAGCTGCAGGCGGAATTTGGAGTGGGGCGATGAAAAAACAATTCATCCCCAAAGACGCGCTTTTCGTGCTCGGCTGCCAAGGATTCAGCCGGGTGGGCATGGACCACTACGAACGCGGGATCGAGACCATCAGCAAGACGGAGGACGGCTGGCTGTACACCACGAACAATCGAAAGAAGGAATTTCCCAGCCTGGGGGCCATCGTGCAATACCTGAATGGTGAGCGGAGGGACGTGTGATCAACCTCGCGATTCGCGGCTATAAGGACGGCGTGCTGCAGTTCACCGACATGGTGGCGATCGACGACGGCGCCGAGGACATGGCTATCGCGATGCTCGCGGATCGTCACGCGGAGGCGCTGAAAGACGGCCCGCACATGATCGAGATGGAATTTCTGGATGAGCCGGACCCGCTGCAACGATTCGTCCGCTTCGGTACCGACCCGCGCGGGATGGTGCTGCCGATCAAGGTGGACCTGCCGTGATTGGAGAAATTATTATCAGCTTCGCCGCTCCGCACCCCATCGGGACCGTCTGCGGACCTGGCTGTCCACTTTGCCCGCGCGATTCAGTACTGACGCTGCGCCCCGAGGATTGCCCAATATTTCCCCCGCCGCCCCTGTTCATTTTGCGCGAGGCTACCTATGACGAATATCGCGCCTCAGTCCTGGAACGGCATGGGTGTGTTGTAAACCCGGAGCCGCCTGGAAAATCGGTTCTATTACCTGGTCAGCAGCGATTGAAGGGGCAGTGAGGTTTTACTAGCGCCGGGCAGGCCTGACCGGCGCGGCAGCAACATCAAAGATTTGGAATTTGGGGGAGCGAACGAACACATCAGGCTGAGTGGGGGCTCGGCAGTAACTTTCCCAGGATCCCTTTCGAGGACCCTTCAATCACAACCCGCTGTTGGTCTTCGCTCCCCAGGCCACTCAACGGTACGCTACCGCCATTCATCTTATCCGACAGCCACAGCCTCGCACACGTGCCGGCGCTTGCGCGCGCGATCGCGCGTCATCACCCCGCAGGGGCAGCGCGGCTTATCGCTGAGCGCGCCTGGCGGGCGGCCGCTGCCGGCGCCGTAGCGCTTGCGCTGGGCGGCCATCTGGCGGGCCTGTCGGGTGGTGAGAGTGCGCATGGGAAGATCCTTTCGCGGGGTTACGTACCCGCACCCGGTTTCCCTCCGGACGCCCCGCCTGCGCGGAGATACTGCATCGCAGCGGAGCTTTTTTAAGTTTTGCCGTTCCGGTGGCGGATGAATTCGCCGATGGCGGATACCAGGCTACCGATCCGCTCGTCCATGCGCTTTTCGCGCTTGTCCGATTCGATGTGCAGCTGGAAGATTTGAGCATTCATGGCGTCGAACCGTTTGTCCATGCGCTTCTCGCGTTCGTTCGATTCGATGCGCAGCTTCCGCACGGTTTTGACCAGGAGGGCCATCTCGGTTTCCAGGCGGGTGACACGTACGTTGAGGGTGTCTTTGGTTGCCATCGTATCTCCTAGCTTTTCCCGTTCTGGCGGCGGACGAGCTCGGCAATGGCCAGCACCAGCTTTTCAATGCGATCGTCGATGCGCTTTTCGCGCTCGCGGGCTTCGGTCTGATCCTGCGCCTGGACTTCGGCCAGGTGAGCCATGGCGTTGTCCAGCCTGATCTGGGATTCTTCCAGGCGCTTCACGCGCGTGCTGAGGGTCTCTTTTGTGGGCATTCGTATCTCCTGTTTGCGGCCCGTGGATGCGGGCCTTGCTTACACTCCCAGTATCGCTTATAGCTGTTTTATTGTCAATGCAAATCTGGGTAGAAGAGTACTAGCGCGAGTTCCCGAAACCCTCCGGCCACATCGGAATGGGAATACCATACGGGAGGCAGGAGGCCAATCTATGACGCAACCATCGACCTGGTGGTATCCCATCCACCCGACCCTTGACGATCCGAACATTACCGCGTACCTCTCCGCGGCCGACGCGAAAGCCAAAGGCGTCCCGCAAGACAAATACCGTACCAGCCGAAATCTGAAGCTGTGGACAGTGAGCGCTGCCTACGCGGCGGCCAACGCAGACAAAAACGGAAATCTCACGTTCAACGTGTTCGATCCGGCGCTTGCGGCAAATGCGGCCGTAGCGAAAGCCGGCACGGGCGGCCTGGGGGTAGAGAGCACGATCACGATGTCGATCGATGAGGCTACCTCGATCAACTACCCGAGCGCCTTCTATGAGCCGTACACTTCCCCGGCCACCGATGCAACCCTCACGTGGCTACTGGGCGGAGGAACCGTGCCGGCGGATCCCAATCAGATGTGTCTATTGGCGGACGCGCAAGCCATGGCCGCGCAGATTCAGGCGCTGTATCCCGGCCAGACAGCTACCGTCGTCCAGCTGGTGAGCAATCTGTATCGCCTCAACTACGGGCAGGTCCCCACGCGGCAGTGGTACATCCAGATTGCCGGCAACACGTTCTTGGCCCAGGCGCTGATCCTGGCGTCCAAGTCCCAGGGCGACGGCGCCCCCGGCCACTTCATCCTGGTGGGACCGAATCCGCAATGGGTCTTCGACCGCCCGCCCGACCAGGCGCCACCGAACGAAGCCACCTGGCCGACGCCCATTCGCGCGACGCTTCCGAACGAGGTGATCGCGAACGCCATCCCCGGCCTGCAGCCCGGCAGTAAGCCGTTCCCCGGCACATCGATGCAATGGATTATCCTGCGGACGGATGTCCAGCCCCCGGCGCTGCCGGCACAACCCGCTACCGGTGACTCCGCGGCGCTCGCGCAGATCTATGCGGACACCCAGGCGATCCGCGCCAGCATGCACGTCTAGGCTAAAACGGAAAACGGCGGGCTGCCTCGCGACCGCCCGCCGTCCCCTTCCCATGTACCTGGCTAGTTGATTTTTACCCTGATTCGCCCACCTCCTTTCCAACACCTACCGCTCTCGCGCGCGCGGGTGAGGCTTTCGGCTGCTTCTTCGTCTCTTTCGCCGCGTCGTATCCGCGGCACAGCAGCGCGTACTCGCTCCGTTCCGCCGCGGTCATCTCAGTGTAGAGAGCGAAAGCCCGCTCGGCCTTCGATCCCGGCTGTCCTGCCATACCTTCCCTCCTTTTTCAGAGTTTTTCGGCGTCCTTCAATGCCTTGATCTATTCGAGTAGCTCGGTGGCCGCCATCTCCAGCTTTCCCAGCAGCACCCGGCGTCCTTCGGCCCATGGCAGCCCGCGAAGCCGATCCGTGATGAAGTGGGCATCCCGGCAGGCCTGGGCATACAGCGCAGATTTATCGGGTGCTTCCTTCTCGCCTTCGAGATTATCGTCCATAGGCTGCATAAATCGGCTTACGATCAAACCCACACACCTCAACCTGCCGCGGCCTGGGTGCGTTCAGCCCGCACCCGTCGCAGCCAGCGGTCCCGTGCGCACATGGGGCACTGGCAGGCTCCGGCACTTTGAGGCGCGGGCCGCAGGTGCGTGGTGGATTCGATCCAGCCTGGTGGAAACTCGGCCTCCAGTTCGCCCACCGGAACGCTATTGCGCTGCTTCCGCTGCAGGCGGTCATAGAAAAGCTGGTCGATGAAGCGGTCCCCCTCGGCGGATGTGGCGCGGCGTTTCATTGCGTAGGCGGCTCCGTTCCCAGGCGGCAGGAGCCCACCAGATTGACAGTCATTTTCTCCGCGCAATAGCAGAGGTATGCCGCGGTGAGTTGCTCTTTCGTGTATTCCAGCGCACTGATAAGGGGCGGCTCGATCCGGAGATCCATCTTGCCGTCGGCTCTCTCGGTGATAACGACCGTGATCATTGGTGCGCCTTCTCCCTGGTCATCAGAAGCTTGGCTTTCGTTTTTTGTACGTGGCATTGATGGCGAGCGCTTGCAAATTTTCGTAGGCCATCTCCAACGCTTCGTGGTATGAAAGGCCGTACGCTTTCTCGCTGTGCTTCCGCAGCCATTCCGGGCTATCGCTCTTTGCGATGGCTTTCAGGGCGATCCAGTACAGCAGCTCGTTGCTCACAGCTGGCTATCCTCGCGTGTTGGGTGACTCCGCTCCCACCGGTCAACGGAGTGCTTCAACTCGCGGGTGTCTCGCGGCCTGCGCAGCGTCTCGTGCACACGCAGCTTGAAGCAATAGCCGAGGGCAAACGACACGCAGCACGCCACGGCCGCACCCACCCACATCACCGGCGCGCCTCCGTAAAATTTGACGCACCCTGTAAAGTTTTGAGCGGTGAAGTCCGGCAGGTGGCGTACGCCTCGTCGATAGCGGCGCGCGCCTCGGACACCTCACGCCCGGCTTCGTCGATCGCCGCCTGCGCCCTGGATGCCGCGCGGTCCGCTTCGCGGAGCTCCACTTCGTCCCGCATGGCCTGGTGTCGCCACGTCTCGGACTGCTGGTATTGCAGCCACCACACGAACAGCAGGGCGGCGATGGGGATTGCGCGTTTGAAGAATGCGAAGTGTTTCATGGAAGTCCCTCCAGAAATTCATCTCTCTACGCCCAACCGCTTGAGCAGGTAGTCGGTGGTCTGACACTGCCACTCACCCAGGGCTTGCGATCCCTTGTGCAGCAGGTCAACCAGTTGCGTGGCGTGGAGCATGATCTCGATTTTGTGCCTCTGGGCTCCGGGTTCAAGGGCGGCCCAAAAGATCACGCGGAAGCAATGGAATTCAGTGCTGTCGGTGACCTGAACCTCGATGTGCTGTTTCGGGTCGTCGCTCATTTCCGCTCCCTGTCAGCCCTGCGCTGGGCGATGCGTCCGGTCTTATATCCCAGAATCCAGATGCCGACGCAGGACAGGAAGATGACAATCAGGTCGATGGTCAGTCTCATAACCTGTGCTCCAGGTTCGGCAGGTTCTCCGCTATCAGATCGGCGACGTATTTGCGATACTCCCGGCACTCGGCCATCGTTCTTCCCGTCCACCACCAATGCAGGACGTCGGCTAGGGCAATTGGAAATCTCAACCCGCAGCCGTCACACACTACCGTGAGACTCATCGCCGCCCCCGCTCCAGGTCATCCTCCGGGGGCATGAGGCTCTCGGCGTCTTTCCGCTTCACGCGTTCGACGTAGCTATTGACGTCGCGCAGCGCTTTATCTATTGCGAGCTGGGCGCCCAAGCCGCGTCTCATGAACTTGCGCAGGTTCACCAGGTAATCCGGATCCACTTCGCGGCCGTTATAATCCTCGGCGTCGCTGTCAGGCATGGGAAACCCTCGCTAGTTGTTCGGCCAGCTTTTCGGTTTCGGCCCGCACGTAAGAGAGATCGCGATATACTTCCCCGTAATCGCTCAACCGGGGTATCCCGGCCTCTCGGAGATCAGCCTCCAGTCCCGGCGCGCGATCCCCGCCGTGCGCGCAGTCAAAGCCGAACCACCATACGTCCTCGGGCTCTCCGGGCTTGGGCACGTGGCAAATGTCACCCTGGCACTTGTCCGCATAGGTGAGGCCGCCGTGCACATCCACTTCCGGGGTGTCGTAATCCTTGCCGTGTAGCGGGTGCCCTGGCGGGACCGCCGCATAGCCGCAATAGTTTCCATGTCTCGGGTGCCGGATCATGAGGCAGGGCAGCCCGGCATGTTCGAATTCCACGCGGTCGGGTTCGTCGTCCCACGGGCCGCGCGGCCAGTTCGATTTATCGATCGACGTTTTAGGCTCTTGCATCGACTTCTCCTTGTATCAACGCGAGTATGGGCCGCGCCGCATCCTTGCGGCGGATGCGCGTGCGCCTCGACTTCCGCTCGCGCACCGCGGCATCGTACCGGTTGTGGCACGGTTTGCAAAGACAGACCAGGTTCGACGGGTCGTCATGGCCGGCCACGCGATCGCGGTGGGCCACGTCCAGCTTCTTGATCTTCCAGCAGGCCTGGCATTTCCCTATGCTGGTTTTCGGGTCAGCGCCGATCGCGACCAGGGCGGGCGGACGGACGTGGCGGCGCCAGTGCCAGCCGTAGAATTTTCGGTTCTCTGGCCGGATGGGCATGTCAGAGCTTCAGCTTTCCGGCCGCGGCGTGCAGCGGGCAGTAGTCGGTGTCCGGCTCTATGTGTGTGGCGTGGATCCGGCACAGCACGGCATCACAGGTGCGCGGGATTTCCTGCAGGCCTCGCCGAATGACTCCACCGATTGGCCAGTCACATAGCTTGTAATCGCGGACCTTGATCTGGCAGACGGAGCAGGCGCGCGCGCGTGGGCTCGCGGTCCGGACGATGGCGTGGGCTCCGCCGGGGAGTGTTACGTGGTGGCAGGGCATCAGGGACGCCTCACCCTTCCCGCGTTAATCAGCGTCCAGAGTTTCTCAACAGCCACGGCATTCTGCCAGGTGATTCGGTCCCTCCGGAGCTGAAGCGCCGGTGGGTTGCCCTTCTTGCCGAGCTGCGCCGCGAGGAAAGTCTTCGTCCATCCATCCCTGATGAGCTGATCGAGCTTGTGCCAGGTTTCGCGGCCTGAAACCAGTGAGTGCCCCGCGCGGGCCAGGGTTGGCTCGACGGCCAGTATCCGGCGCTCAGTCCGCGCGCGGCAATTTGGGCGCTCGCCGGTGATGATGCCGTAGAGGATCGTGTCGGAGATGCCGGTGACTGCGGACACGGAATGCCTGCCGATCCCCTGACGGGAGAGTCGCCGCAAATATTCCCGCGCCGTCGTCGCCGGCACCAGGCCGTTATAGTCGAAGGTGTTGCGCAGTTTGTTGCGCCGCTTTTCGTAGGCGTTTGTGGCCGCGCGGCAGAGATCGCACCGGCAGCCGGCCACATAACGCGCGCGCACGCCGTGCGGTTTCGCCAGGGCCGCCAGCATCAGTTTTTGGAAGCGCTGAGGATCTCGGGGCATCACACACCCCATGGGTCCCACCCGCCTGGAAGCTGATCATTAGCGGACGCCGCCCGAAACGCTGCTCTCACGCTTCCGCGCGGCCTCCCGGTGGCTTTGGTGCTGGCGAGCGTGCCTGCAGTTTCGCGGCGCAGCCAGGCGCGGATGGTTTGGCGGGCCACGCGGTATTTCGCGGCGAGCTCCCGGATCAGGGCGTCGCGGCGGTTGGCTTCCGCGAACAGGCGCGCGTGTAGTTCGCGGAGGGCGGCGTAGCGGCGGCGTTCCAGTTCCTGGCGGTTCATTTGAAAGTTACCTCGCAATTTCCCGGATAGAGCCAGTCGAGAATTCGCTCCTGCAACCACGAGCCGTGCTCCAGTGAGTTGCAGAACCTGACCACGTGCCGGCGAAGCGGCCCGTATCGCAGCCACGGAACGGCGCGGCCGGCGAGAAAGCCGCAAGCCCAGACAGCCACGGCACCCAGCACAAGTTTCATTCGCGGCCTCCAATCACCTGGTGGGTGGCGGTCAGTCCCATGCGCCGGAGTACTCGGCGCATTTTAGGGAGCGCGCGCTGCCGGGCGGCCCAGAATGTTGCGCGGCTTCTTCGCATGGCGCGTGCCGCTTCATATTCGTCGGTGCCGGCCAGCCACATCTCAATTGCGAGAAGTTCGAGTGGGCTCAGCGATCGCGCTGCCCAGCGCAGGTACAGGCGCGCCTCGGAGACTTGGGCTAACGTGTCGAGCGTCACTTCACCCTCCGGATTTCGGGGTCACTGAATAACTCCATCTGCGCGGACTTGCGGGGTGGGTCCGGCTTCACTACGATCGAGCGCCACCGAATGCCGTCATCATCCAGGGGAGCCTGATATACCGGCGGCCCGGCGACGGGCAGCGTATCCACGAAGTCACGCACCAGCTCCGCGGCGTTCGCAATGACGGGCGGCGCCGGACGTGGCGGCTCAGGCGCGCGCCTGGCGGCCGAACGTATCGCCTGTCTCTCCACCTCTCCCGCTACGACAGCCTCGGCCGGTGTGATTTGAGATTTGCATTCCTGGGCTACAACGATGGCGAGGGCCTCGCGATGCATAAGGTTCTCAGTCGCCTGGTGGGAGTAGTTCCGTTTTTTGACGGGCGCCGGTATTTGCTCGGCCATCCCCAGTTGCTGCGGGGTGAAGCCGCCTTTGAGGAGCGCGTATTGTAGCCAGTTCACCGGTCTACCCTCCCGTTGAAATCACTCGAGCATCGCCGTCCAGTACTTTCCAAATTCACAGGTGCACGGGCGGGCGCCGGATTCCACAAATTGCTTAGCCTCGCCCAGGCTGTTGCAGTTCAAGCCGGGAAATCCTGACCCGTGGCACTGATCGCAGGTGGATACCGCGGCCGGTTTAGCGATGGGCGCCGGCGCATGTTCCGCCAGCCATTTCTGATACGCCTTGCGCGCGTCCGCGGCCAGTCCGCCGTCCGGCCGGATCAGCAGCCCCAGAGACGTGATGGACTGAAACCGCTGGTAGATTTTGCGGGTGAGCCACTCAGGCGGGGTCCCGGCTAATTCGGCCCGGACAGACAGCAGCAGCTCCCGGTCCGGCACCTTCACCAATTTCTCCGTCAGCTTCTCCGGGATGGCTGCGGCTATCGCCTCGAGCTCCGTCTCTTCCGGGGTTGTGGCGGGGAGAGCGGGTTCGGAGGTGGGTGGGTGGGTGCCCTCGGTGGCTTCGCCTGTAACACACCCACCCACACTCTGATTCTGTTTCTGTTTCTGTACAGGAGGCGTCGCCGAAGGCCCGTCAAATACGGGGCAGAGCCATCCGTATGGGCAACAGGTTGCAGAAGTTACCCCTACTAGTGGCAGAACTTCAGCTGTCCCTTGCAGGTTTACCTGCAATTCCTTGTCACGGTTCGGCAATCCGCTGCTGCCGGCGGCTACTGCAATTTCCCGCACCAGGGTCGATTCGGCAGCCGGCTGCGCGGCTTGTTGTTCGGCAAGAGCCTGTATCTCTTTGATTTCAGCTATAGATGGCAGTTCCCCGCGTTCACTTAGTGCCAAGGTAATTCTTCGCCCAATTATCGCCTCTGATACGGAAAACTGAAGCGGAAAACTTTGCCCTTTAATCGCCTCTTGGCCACGCGCGGGCGCGCGCATAGCCGCCTGGTAATTCGGTCCGCTCACGTGCGCTTCGAGCGGCTTCGTCCGGACGCGGTGCGGCTTGGGTTGCGGGATCTCCCGCTTGCGGTAGTTGTGCGGGAGCGTGCGATACCCACCCTTGTGGGTTCCATTGGTCGAAATCTGACGCTCGATGAATTGCCACTTTTCGAGTCTGGAAAGGTGCGCGCTGATCGTCCGATCGGAGGCGCCCGTCAGGCGCTGGAAATCGACCATCGGGATGGTGGCGTGGGTGGGTCGCTTGCCGTTGTAGAGCAGGGGAGCAGACCTGGTGCGGGAGTCGATGAACTGCATCAGGATGATGGCCATCGGATGCGCGCGGCGGCCGAGGGCCGTGAACTCCTTCTTGATC